TCCTGCAACTACAGGTGTAATCCAACTAGCTAAAGCTGCGTTAGAAGTAGGGTCATCTGAAAAATGTCTAGTTGTTTGCCATAGCTGTTGTCCTTCAGGAAAGGGAACTGTTATAGCTGGAATACCATCTGACCATCCAGCAGGAACTGGTACTGCAAAAGTACCTCCTGTAGGAGTAGCCGGAACTCCAACACTTCTTTTAAATACTATAGAATATTTGAATGAGGCACCATCAGTACCTACAACTCCACCTATATTATCCCAATTAGATCCTCCCTCACCAGTACCATCAGGAACTTTTAGAAAAGCATCATTGGCTTGAGCATCTGCATCCATAGTGATTCCACTACATGTAATCATATCTGCTATAGATGTATACTGGTTAGCTATCCATATATCATAGTCTGCTACTCCAGCTTTGTTTAATATATTACAAGGTGTATCCCTACCCTGAATATCAAGTCCATTTCCTTGTAATCCTGTCTCTCCTTTTACATGAATAACTACCCAAGGGCCAAAGATTCCATTTTTAATATTTCTTTGTGCTATATATGTAATAAGTGTTTCATCTACTACGCTCTCTGCCCAGTTTGCTGGATTAGTATCCGGAGCTCCTGGAGAGGATAGTAATATAGAGTATTGATAATCTGTTGTGCTAGTATCTGTAATTCCACGAGGAACAGTCCATACGTTAGCAGGATTCTCCACATCAACTGCATCATCATTAAATGTAAATGTAGTCATCCATACTTTTTCATCTCCTGCAGGAATACCATCTGACCATACAATGGCTGGATTAGCATTTACAGAATCTATCTTAGTAAGAGTAGGGAAGGGGTCTGAAAAATGACCTCCAGTAACAATGATAGTTTTCTCATCAAAGCGTGTGCTGGTACGTGTAAATACTGTGCTTGTTTTATACGATGTACCAGGATCTCCTACAACAGGATCTCCATCAATAGCAAATCTAGCCCATAAAGCTGGTACACTATAAGTGGTCCATCCTCCGGCATCTGAATAAGTTGCTAATGATACATATTCATATCTATTTGATTGGCTGACACCTGTAGGACTGTCTGTCCATCCTACTGGATCCCCAATACCTATTGGTGTAATTGGAGCAGTAGCAGAATCGCTCAGGAAAAAAATATAGCTAATACCAGGTCCATCTGCTCCAGGAGTTCCAGGGGTCCCAGGTACTCCCTGACCTCCAGTATCTCCAGTATCTCCCTTAGCTGCAACTGATTGCCAAACACCACCTACCCCAATATAGAATGTACCTAGTGTAGGCTGAAACCAAGAACCTCCGTTAACAACAGCAGGTTCAACATCATTAACTATTGTTGCAGAACCTCCTCCAGAAATTACTACCCAAGCTCCTCCGGAACCTACATAAAATAATCCAGAAGTAGGAGCAAACCAAGTGCCTCCTTCTACTACGGTAGGCTCTACATCGTTAACTATAGCTGCCCCACCTATAACAGATTGTTGAAACACATACTCATCAAGTCCTTGATCAATATCTATAACAACATCATAGAAATCAAATTTAGTTACAGTACCGACTGTATTAGCTGCTATAATACCATCACCATTGTCAAAACCATTTATAGACGGTCTGCTGGCTGCATTTGCATTATCAATAAAATCAGCTATAAGATCTTCCTTACCATAAAATAAGGATAGATTTTGGTCTCCACCATCAGTACCAGCTTCAGTATAACTGTAGCCAAATGTCTGTGATTGAGGGTCATAAGCTAGTAAAACTAACCTTCCATTTGTTTGTTCCCACGTCAGACTGAATAAGTCTAGATCTTTGAATTCTTGGATTTCCTCCAGTGATATACGTTGTATGTTTGGATTATCTATCATTGTTATGCGTTTTAATCAACTTCAATTAGTATTATAATACTGTTAATTTTTGACTTTTAATTACTATCTACAGTACAAAACCTAGGATAGCTATAATTGCTCCACCTATGCCAGCACCCTTTAAAAAACTCCAGAAGGCTCTTCTGCGTCCCCTTTTAATCTCGTCTTCTATATTAGCTTCTAAATTATCTCCTATTAATCGTTCCTGGAGTATAATTTTATGTAGGCTATCTGACTTCATTTCTTCTATCTCAAGAGCTTTATATACAAGACCTTTAACTGAGTCACATTTAGTAAGGGCACTATCCAAGTGTTTAACATTGGCTTCTGCTGCTTTACCTCTCTGAATCTTTTTATAGATACTATCCCTTTCAACGGAAGTTATAACTCTGCTATTCTTTGATTGCTCCTGAGAATGCATCCCATTTAGCGTCATCAGAAGAATTATCATAGTCATTAAGAAGTTCTTTAAGTTTCTTGTTAGTTGCATAATATCTATTTTTATAATACGTTTCTTGTATCTCAAGACTATCAGCCTTCTTAAGCACCACTATTTTTTCTTTCTGTAAAGATTCAACAGATGCTTCAAGCTCTTTGATTTTTGTTTTGTGTACTAGATTGATAGCGTCTCTAGCCTCTATCCTAGTTGTAAGTTCCTTAGTTCTGTAATAATGTACTACAGAAAGTAATATAAGTACTAAAGCAACTATCGCTAAGTACAAATATACAGGTTTAATATTAATATTTTTTTCTTCCATTTTAAATTTTTACCAGCTCTATATGAGGAAAGTCATCAAATTTTTGATCGTAATCTATAATCCCGTCAGAGTCCCAGTTTGCTCCCCATCTAATTTTATGTGTAATTTCACCTCTTTCTAATAAAACGTCAGCACAAGCGTCAAATATACCTACAACATAGCTTAAATGCATTTTATCATAAGCTATCTTTAGTCTTGTGGATTTAACTGGATGCCAGATATAAATATCTACAGCTTCAGAAGGTTCTATATTATGTTTACCTTTCTTATTAACGCCATCAATATTAGTAATCGGAGCTCTATGTAAATCTACAGTACGCCCAATAGCATAATATTCTTGTTGCTTCGATACAGGTCTATGCCCTTCAGCAATCCCAAAATCTACGTTAGTAATAGAAATTACCATAAGGACTATTTTTTGTAAGTCTATATGGCAGGTATCTAATCTTTCGCTACTATTTTTACCTAGTTGAAAACCCATAATGTTATTTTATTTGTTATCTAATATATCTTCATCCTCTATTTTATGGCCTGATTCAGGAGCTTGTGAGCTAGCTTCCGTCTTTGAAGCTGACGCTGAATCAACGCTTTTCTGCATCTTCTTTAAAAACCCTAATTCAAATATATTAAAGATCTTTTCTCCAAGCTCAAATAAGTAAGGTTTTTTACCTGATAACTTTTCTATATTTTCACCTATACTAATAAATTCTCTAAACCCAAATAATATTAAAGGGATTATTGTTATGATTCGTAGTATAGCTGCGATACTAAAGAAACTGCCGTCCATATCATGCGACTCTATAAAACCCTGATTTATTGCTGAGTTCATAAAAGTATATGTAAGAACCAACCAAAGATATAAAGATATAAATTTAAATATAGTAAATGTTACTTTACTACTCTTTAATTTTCTTTTGTCATACTCTTTATCGTCTCCGTCTTCTTTTGCTTGCTTTGCTTTTTTATGGGAGGCTGCTGAGCCTGTCCACCAATCTATTACTATAAATAGCGATATAGTGGCTAAAACACCTACTGATACACCTAAAAAATTAATCTTAAGTATAGAGGCTATAGTTTCCATAGTTATTGCTGAAAATACTGAAGCACCAAGTAGTGTACTTGTTTTGTATCCTGCCATAGTCTTTAAGCTAGTGGCTAGTGGGGTATAATATTCTATCATGTCATTAAACATTATGTTATTTATTTTTATTGGGATTCCTATCTATAATCGTTATCTTATCCTATTATACCTATCATAATTATAATACTACATTATTTTCACTTAAACAGTCTTAAAATAATTATAGTTTCAAATTTGTTTGCTCTGCATTATCACTTGATTTTCTAGCCCATGCTATTACCTCATCTCGTGTATCTTCGCTCCAATAATTTAGCTCGTCTGCTGTGTGAACATGAGATGGGATTATAATATATCCTGAAGTATTATCAGGTATACTGGCCCAATTCTTCTCTACAGTGGCTATTTTAGTTGTACCATTATAAGCTACAATAATACCTACTTGGTCATCTCCTGTACCAGATCTTATAAATACTAGCTGACCTGAGTATGCATTATCTGCACTAGAAGCATTAGCATTTAAAGTTATTGTATTAATAGTACCTCCCTGAGCTGCTCCTTCATTAACATGCTCTCTACCTATACTAGGGAATATTGCATACTCTGAAGAATCATCTGGCTGTATCTTCCAATTTCTATCTAGTACCGCAGTTTTAGTAGTACCATTGTACTCTAATATTAAACGAGATTGTCCTGCACCAAGGCCATTAATAATTGTAATATCACCTGGATCATATGCTCCATCAGCTGTGGAAGCATCACCATTAAACGTTACTGTATTTATAGTTGATGATACCACATTTCCTGTTAGAATAGGGCCTATAATTTCTCTTAATCTTCTACCTGCAGATGTTGGTATATTATGTGTTGAACCTATTAATGGCTCATCCCATACAGCATTAGCTACTAGAGCATAATCTATGATAGCTGTACCACCACCACCTCCAGTGTTAGCACCATCTAGATTAACAGTTGCTGTAGATAGTACATCAATACCTGTAGTATCAACAACACCACGCACTGCAAAATAACCTGCCGTATTAACAACACCAAAATTAAACTTACCTGCGATAAACTCAAAAGTAGATGTGTTAAATGCATCTGTAGAATTAATTATTCTAATTCCTCCAGAGTAAGCTCTCATATTAAATAGTATACCCCCATTACTATAATCAAGTACAGGTGAATCACTTCCAGGTACAGCGCTAACGCCTCCAGACATTAATATCGGTACACCACTAGCTACTGTAATTGGAGTAGTTAGATTAAACCAGCACCTTTCAAATGATCCTCCAATATTAGATAAGGCATAAATATCACATTCTTTAAAAAAGGCATGCTCTCCTACCATTGTTCCTGTTAATCCACATCTAGTGAATGAGGACCCATATATACTTTGGCCATTAAAATCTACTATAATACCATGACCCCCTTCAAACTCAAACCCTGCAACAGATTCTGTAAGTAGTATGCTACTATCAAGATCTACGTGCTTAATATTATTATTATTCGCTATTATTAATAAATCGGCCAGATTATTAGATGGAGTAGTTGCTGTACCTATAGGAAACTTAGTTCCTGCTACACCATTCACAGTATCATAATGAACTTCTGTCCAAGAAGCTTTTGTTATAAGTTCTCTATTAAGAAGGGAGTCAGTATTTAGAGTAGTAACCCCAGTAGAATTATCAGTAAGAATACCAACCCCAGATAACAGAAGATTTCCTGCTGTTATAGTAGAATCTAGTATTACCCCTCCAGTGGCTAGGAAAATTCTTATATCATTTACATTGGTATTATTTTTAAGATGTAATATACCTGACCAATTTCTTGCTTGTAAATCAGCTGTAGAATTCCCCATATCAATAACAGGAGGATTTCCTAACTCGTCAGGCATCGCCCAACAATCTACTGCTGTTACAGTACCTGAGTAATTAGCCAGTAATGTCGTATACCCTTCAAAGAAAGAATCCTGAGCAATAACATCTATAGATGTAGGAAATAATCCCACACTACCTAAATTTTTAATAAGACAATTTTTAAAAGATACTATACCTGTCCCAAAACCAGTCACTGTACAATCAAAAACTTCTACACCCCCAAGTATACACCCAGCTTCAAATGTAAAGACAGTCTTATGTGATCCTTGTCCATATATCTCGTGATCTATCATATAAGTATCGCTAGTAAAAGTCCAGTCTGATAGAAAGTACATCTTGTTAAACCCTCTAAAAGCCATTATAAAATGAGCATCAGCCATATTATTTACAGGTTGTTGAGGAGTTCCTATAGGGAATGCTACTCCATTATAAGATGAATTGACATCGATAGTAACACCTCCTTGAAAAGAAGAATATTCAATAGCTTGATTAGATATAAGACCGGCAGAATTAGCAGATCTCACAGATACTTGATTAACATTTATATTATCACCGACATTACTGTTAGCGCCAATTAGGTTAACCGCATATTGTCCATCCTCAAAGGTTATTGTGTATCCATTAATAATAGTAATTACGCGCGCATATACAATACCCCCAAGTAATACTTCTGTATTATGGGAGTGTGTATCCAGAAAGGCCATTCCCTCTACATCATCTTCTAGATCTTTTAAATCCTGCCTAAACTGGTTTAAATGAAGCTGTCTGATCTCTGTAGGGGTTTCCTGAACTAACTCTGTATATCCTCTAGGAATAATGATGAGTTTATTACCCCAGTCAATATATAAACTATCTAAGGTGTAACTAGGCTCAATATATCCTGCTTCTACGTAATTTGCCATCTGCTAATGTTTATGTCCAGAAATCCGGAGCTTTATTTTTAGTAGGTAATCCTGTACTCTGATAATGTATATCAACAAAATGAGCAAATGGATTAACTATACTAGCGTTACTAGTTATTATATCATTAGAATCTAGGTATAATCTTGCTTGAATAATACCATCTGCCTCTAATAGTTCTGTATCCAACAAGACTCCGGGCGAACCTCCACTAACAGATGCAGATGTTTCTGCTATCATATGTTGATATGGTACTATACTTGTATTTTGAATTACAGAAATATTTACTGGTGCCTCAAATGAAGCTTGATTATGTCCTTTAGCATACATTGTTTCAAACGCCCATGTGCAGCTTCCTCCAGTAACTAGACTAGAATTATGTGACCAGTGAACATGTATAAATATTTCACTGCCCGGTAAATAATCGTGAGGCAGGTGAAAATTAACAAAAGACTCCTCACCTTCTGCGAATTGATATGCTTTTATTCCTCCTCTATATACAACATAGTCAGCACTATTTAAGGCTCCATTTACATTATGTAAATTACCTGTGATATCATGCCACCCAAACTCAGGGACTGCAGTATCTATTTTTATACCTACTCCCTTCGTTTTCGGGAAGGTTTTACCTGTAGGTATTTTATCGAGTTCGATTAGGTTATTATCCATCTCATTATGAGTTAGAGGTGAACCTTTATCTGCTTTGGTTAATATTGCCATTAGCTATATTTTTTAATTATTCATCTGATAACATTATTACACTTATTGTTACCCCTGTACTCTTGTTAACAGTACCCACGATCTGGCCTGTTTTATAATAAGGAGATGCTGACGATTTTCTTACTCTACCTGATACTAATTGATCAGCAATATAGTTTCTTGAATCAGTTATTTCCCCATCTGCATCTGTTAATCCATTTATAAATACAAAAGTTGATGTTATTGTACCAGTTGCCGGGCTTGCCGTAGCAATGATAGTATAATCGTACGTATTTGTAGTTACATTAGATATAGTTCGTATTCCGTTATAATTATTTTCATTGGCTCCTCTTATCATTACTTCATCTCCATTAGATAATCCGTGAGCTGTGTGTGTTACTGTTGCTGTTGTAGTTGCACTAGTTATAGTTACAACCACAGCAGAAGGAAATGGTCCTGTTGCTCCCGCTAATACCAGCACCCTACAATCTTGAATAGTTGCACCAGACGTAGTTAGTGCTTTAACAGTTAAAGGAACCGTACCAGTAACTACATTAACATTACCTGTAAACCCCGCACCAACTCTTATTGACGGAATTGATGCTCCTGTTTGTATATTTATTGTTAAATCAGCTGACTGGGTAGAATTAACATATATTGCTTCATTACCAGTAGAAGTGGGGGTCACCGGGCTGCCTGATGTACCTACATCATATCCTACCAAAGTATTATCCCAATCCATGGCAGACTCTACTATATTATTTAATTCAATTGCATGACTAGACCCGTCTGATGAGAATGTACATCCTGACAGATATTTTAATGTCGGGGCTAATATTGCCGAAGTATCAGTAGACTCTTCGAATATACAATTATTAAATTTAGCATAATCTATTGTTGCTCTCTGACATCTTCTAAACGTAGTATTATTGATAGTAGATTTACTCCAAAATCTGAAGTAGTCCATATCAACAAATACACATGATTCAAATAATAAAATTGGATTATCTACCACATCTAGATAACCACGTGAGTTAGTACCTAAAGCTGTTATAGTTATGTTAGTCCATTCTATATTACTACCTGAATTATTTATCTCTATTCCATTAAAAGTAGAAGCTACTTTATTCGTTCTATTTATTAGTATTGATCTATTTGAATCTCTAAAATCTGCTGGTGTAGATGTGCCTATTCTAAACAATCCTTGCAAAAGGTAACCTCCATCTATAGATTGAAATTGCCCATACTTTCTTATTATTGCATCATTATATAAAGCTGCTCCATCAAAATTAGTGTAACCACCACTAAGATCTCCACCTGTTACAATGAATGCTCTACCATGTCTAAATGCATCTATACCTAAAGGAGCTCCTTTGGTAGGACCTGTCACCGGTAAATTAGCACTTCCTCCAAAAAATGATGTGACTGTTGTCGGTGTTCCTGTTGTATCATCGGCTGTCGTTGTAGGATCTACTACCATACATATCCATGGAGCACCATCTTTAATAGTATCACTCCCTCTGGTATCATATCCGTAATAATCACCGGCAGAACTTCCTATTAAAACCTGTAAACCTCCCGGAGTCCCTGCCTCAACATCCAATGAATTAGGTGTTAAATGGGTAATCCACATAAACAAAGCATCTCCTGGCGCTATTGTAGTTGCTCCTGCATTATAGATCATTCCTTTGTTAGCTCCTGCAAATGCATTCTTAGATATACAATTATTTCCTTGATTAAAGTAGTCTGTTTCTGGTGCATTCATACCTGCTTGACCCCCACCTAGGGCAGTCCAACCTGCATTACTTGCAAAGTCTGTTGCAATGTCTGTTAAATCAGATGAGTATCCACCTGCCTCTGGAGGAGGTGCTGCTCCTGATACAAACATTACGGATTTATTTGTACCATAATGCATTGAAGATAAAGGTAACATTACACCATCTAGTTCTATTCTAAATAAATATGATATATCAGCAACAGTCCCAAGAAACTTCAATGAAAAATTATGTTCTGGTCCTGTATTTGACCCTATTGCTGTCCAATCTAGTAAGTATGCATCCCCTTGAAGAACTGATTTCTCTAGAGAAACTCCAGGCTCAGGTCCGTGATCTGATGTAACAACTGCAGGTACAGATGTTCCGTGATTCCACCAGTTTCCTGTTGTAGCATCATCCCACCATTCCCAGTCTTCAGTTGTAGCTGCCCCTGGCTCTGCTATAAAAGTTCCACCAGTATCTGCAAGCATGTTCGCATAATTATTATAGTACTTTACTCTTAATATTCCACCAGATATAAACGCCCCTCCATCCTTATGCATAATCCTAAAGCGGAACGTATCGTTTACTGATACCCCATAAGTAGTTAAATCCTCTCCGGTTATAATTGCCTCAACATCATCTACCACTGCCCATTGATGCTGCTCGTGATCTGCTGGAGTATTAATTGTAGCAAGTCTTGGATATACAGAGTAAGAACTTAATAATGTACCAGCACTCTCAACTACCCTGAAAACATAATATGTCCCTAAGGCAACCACATTGGTATTTATAACCCAGTCATATTCAATAATATCGTTTGTATTAACTGCATTTGTATTTACAGGAGAAGTACCGCTTTCTACATAATGTCCTAAAACTGTAGTTCCTGTAAGAAGGCCGCTGCTTATAACTGCTCCATCTACAGGTGTAGCATTATCTGCTCCTCTCCATATTACCCCGCTACCAATTCCACCTATATCAATCCACGTTGCGCCGCTTAAAGCCCCATCAGCTAAAGCATTTGCACCGGTCCCAGCTACCGCATACTGTAATTTAAAAGCAGTTGTAGAAGCATTTAAAGCCGTACCAGTATTTTCTATACTAACACGTACTCTGTAGGAAGTAGCATCTAAAAAATTCCCTGCCTTTCTATCTTCAATAGCGTAAGGTGAGGAAGGTTGGATACCATCATTATTTGGATATAATCTATATGTTTTTTGTACAAGCGTAGCCATTAAGAAGGTTTTTAATAGTACCGCCAATATACAAAATAAAGGCGGTACTTGTTATTATTTATTGTCCTATCTTAGAAATCATTAATACGTCCAACAGTAGAAGAACCACCTCCTGAACCAACTAAAGATGTTGTTTCAAAAGTTTTAATCTCACTACCAGGAGTTGCATTTCTAACCCTTGTAAATAATGTTCTAGGAGATGAGTATACGAATGTAGATGTTTCAGTTGTACCTGTAGCAACTCTATCTATATAAGTTATAAAGGCATTACCTCCAATAGCTAAACCTGCCCCTACTCCAGAAAAATCTAATGCAGTAAAGTTTATAGTATCGTCTGTAATAGAAGTTGTTGTTATACTAGTGTATACAATTCTTCTATAACTTCCATTAACTTGCTCTACTCTAATAGTTCCACCAGGTCTTGGTGTATCACTAGGAATAGTTTCATCAAATTGAATAGATGTTACCGATGCTCCTACCTCTGCACTAGTAATAGAAAGTTGGCTAAGTTGGAAGTTACCCCCCGAATTATTAGCTGCAATTACATAATCCCCTGCTAAAGTATTATTCACAGTGTAAATAACATTGTTAGGTGGAGTTCTCTCTGTGTTAGTTAAATCGACAAGTTTATCATTTTGATTTAAATCTCCTGATAGGATACCAATACCAAACGAACCTGTGTTAATCGCTGATCCAGTTGATGTACCAATAAAACAAGAAGAAAGTAATCTAGGTGTTACAGTCACATTAACATCTGCTGTTGCACCTCCAGCTGCTGTAATAAGTGTGCCATCTGTTGGCGCTACCCCTGATAATAATTGTATCCATAATTTAGTTGCACTACCTTGTGTTACATTATCACACGCAAGTAATTGACCAACTCCTGCTGTAAGTCCACTTCCCCATGTCAGTTGTTCTGGCTCTACAAAATTAGCTACTAAGTGGTTATCTACCGTGATCTCGTGTGTAATACCTCTAAATAAATCCCCATCAAGACCATAAATAATCTGATCAGCATCTCTAGCCCCTGACTCTTCTGCTTGAATCCATTTAGCTCTCTCATATAAATCATTCTTAGTTTGTGACCCAATTGTCCAATTAGAATAGAAATTATATGCTGTACCACCAATTGTGATTGCATTATACCCTTCATTAGAGTTAAGAATAGTATCCCATGATGCTATTGTTACAGCAGACGTCTGATTGTTACCATCAGTATTCGCTGTTAAGGCAAGTACGTTGTTACCTCTTGAAGTACCACCCCCAATAAAGAACTCTGTATATACTGTACCTAATACTCTTTGAGTACCTAGTAAACGAGTCCCATCAATATCAGCTCCAGCATCTCTAACCTTTATTAGGAATCTATGAGTTGTAGACGATAATGGATCTGATACAGCCGCCTTCATTTTAGGCTCATTCCAGAAGTCATTAGTTAATCTAGCGCCATTTTGTATTACTTGAATACTAGCCGCGTTACCAAACACTTGGATACCATCATAGATAGTAGCTCCACCTGCCTGTGTTAACGAACCATCATAAACGTGCTCTACTGAAGCATCATCCAGGTTACACCCATTTAATAATGTGATGTTCGTATCCGCACCCCCACGATCGGAAGGTGTTTGGTCAATGATAGATAGTTCATCATCTCCCGAATCCTGCTCTTGATCAGCAAAGTCTCCTAATGCTCTATGCAGTTCAATTGTTGTTGCGTAAGAAGGTGCAGTCCCAGCATGGGCGTCACCTGAGTATCTTACATCTAAGGCCCCACCATTTCTAGTGATGGTCCAGTCTGTTGCTACGAATGCCATAATTTATTTATTTTTAGTTACTATATATATATGTTAATGTTACCCTATTATTCCAATCAGTCGTTAGATTTGTTACCCCAGTAGCCTGTTCTACTCCCCCAGCTTTATACCTAATTATAGCTGGAATACCATCCAGATTATAACCAGAATAAATATACTTAGTGACGAAATCAAACTCTGACCTATAATCAGTGACTTCTTTGACACTTAATTTACTTGATCCTAAATTAGTACTTACCCAATCGATTAACTCCTCAGAGGTAATAAAAGGACGTTCGCCAGAATCTATAAGTTCATTTAATAAGTAGTCTACAGAACGTGTTCTTCTTATATTGTCTTTGATAAAGATATCATAATAAAAATAATATTTACCTAAAAACGAATTTAAAAATGTTTCCGCTGACAAAGAACGGAAGTCTACTTTTCCTGTTACAGTGTCTGTTATTGTGAATGTTCCGTTTATTACTTCTAATTTCTTACTCATATGTGTATATACAAAAATTCCTCCTTATGAAAATATAAGAGATTATCTCTATCATATAATACATAAAAAGGAATACTTTGTACTGCTGAGAAGGGAAAAACTATTATTTAGTTGCCTTTCTTTTTTTATAGGTACGTTTTTTCTTTACTGGAGCAACTTCTTCATCCACTATAGATTCTGCTTTCGTGGCCTCTTTAACTTTATCTTCTTGCTCTTTTTTTAACTTCTCTTTAGCTTCTCGTTCTTGTTTTGCTTTGAGATCATCTTCAAGTTTTCGTCTTGCTTTAAGAGCGGCCTTACGTTCCAACTCATCTTTACGAGCTTTTTCTTCTTCTCTAGCTTTACGAGCTAAACGAAGATCTTCCTCATAGGCAGCTTGTTCTGCTTTTGCTTTCTTTTCCTTGACCCAGAAATAAATTACTAGTCCAATAACAATGATAGCAGCCAGTGCCCAAAAAATTAATTTGTTTGTTTCCATAATTTGTTTTAAATATTTAATTAAATAAAGGTGTAAATATAGTAATAATATTCATCTAAACCTACTTTAGGTTATAAATATTTTAAAAAGGCCCAAAATTTCCTACTATTTATATAATTAATATTTAATTGATTTGCATAAGCCTCCCTTTCAAAACTTATATTTCTATAAGCATTACCAGGTAAAAACAGTCTAAAGAACCACTCTATTAAATACCATATATAGAAAGGTAATACAAGCATCTCTTTTTGTTGCTCTATATGAATGCTCTCATGATTAGTGGTAATTTTATTTCTCTCAGCATACCTAGGGTCATCCCTGTAATGCTCACGTAAAACAATCCAAGGAAAGAAAGTAAATCCCCCTACCTTAAAGAACCAACTAATAAGGTTAAGTCTCCAATTACTATATATAATTCTAGGTATTTTCATTCTCCTTCTTTTTCAGAGTCTATTTTTTTATAGATATCCTTTAATGTTTCTCCTCTTGTAAGTACTTTATAGATAATGAAACCGACTACGATTACAATACTACCAATTCCTAAATAATGTTCATAATTCATAATTATCCGTTTTAAAAGTTAAATTTATTTTTTTCTGTCTTTACTAGCCATCCATTCTTTATACTTCTCACTATGTCGTGAGTTAGGTACTATATTTCCTTTAAGTTTGCCGTTCTCATCAAACGCGTCTTTAACATTCATTTGTACTCCAATATAATGGCCCTCTAAATACCTTTTATGGGCTTTTAAAAGGCTTGGGCGATCTTTATCTCTGGTATATCTCACTAATCCTGAAGGTAATGTCTCTGCTCCCTGGCCCTCATGATCATATGTTCTTTGGTTACCGTTAGCTGTCTGAGAAAACCACACAGACCACGATCGATACGCTACATAAGGGGCAGGTTTTTTAATGTTAAATTCAGCAGCATTATAAAAAGCATCTACCAATAAATCATATTTAAACCCTATTCTTGCACACTCATCTAGTAGAAATTTTAGGGATTCCTCATGTTTAATATCTCCTCCGGTAAGAACCACATCCAGATCTGCTGTCGGTAGGGTGCTTATACCAAATACTGCCTCAGCAAAATTACCTACTAGCAGGACATCAAATTCCATTAAACCTGGTGTATTCTTATATTCTGCCCACCATGCTTCAACCCTATCATTTGAAGGTCCATAGAGTTTACGATCAGTTTCAATATCTCCCATTCTTGTAAGTCGCCCCATAATTATATTATTTTATTAAGCTGTTGTTGGTGTTTGTAAAGTAGCACAAACCCAGCCTGACCATGCCCCTTTATCCTGCCCCATATTAAGCCTTATTCTTACACAGGCATCTCCTGAACTCTCTACACTAATATCTATAGATGGTGTTAGATAACCAGTAGTATTATCGTCTGCTTGCATCGAATCAGTAAACATAGCAGCAAATTCATAGTCTATCTCTGCATCTATATCCGTTATTCCAGAATTAGCTAATGGATATGACCAAGATACTTGTACTACAGCAATACTAGTACCAACAACAGATAGTGTTACAGCTATAGGAAGAAAAGGAATCGTATTGGAAGCACTAAATCCTGAATAATTAGACGCTGCATCATAAGCTCTTACCTTGAAAATATCCTCTCCACCAGCTGAAGACGCATCAACAGTAACTGAATTAGTAGCTGTAGTTTTATGAAGAACTCCATTTCTATATACCTGATAACCTGTAACACCTACTGCATCTGTTGAAGCGGTCCAGTACAGTAGGGCTGTAGAGGATGATTGTGGTGCATTAAGATAAGGTGTTCCTGGTACTGTAGGAGCTATAGTATCGGCTACCGCTGTTGTGCTAGCACTAGCAAGTATACCACCTCCTCCAAGAACACTTTGTGCATTATATGATGCTCCATAAAATTCATAAAGGGTACTAGCAGACAGTCCACTAATAACAGTAGACAAACCTGCAATATTATTAATATATGTATAACTTCCTCCTGATGGTCTCCAGGCTATTCTATAAGCACTTGCCCCAGTAACAGCCGGCCAACTAACAGTAATTGAACTGCTAGTGATTGCACTTGAGGATAATGATAATCCTGCTGTTTGTGTCATAATACCTACATTAGCACTTGTTGTTGCATAATTAGGAGAGGCTGCACTATCTCTAGCTCTAACTTTCCAATTATATGAAGTACCAATTGTAAGGCCTGTTTTTGTATAGGATGTGGATGTTCCACTATAAGTAGCTGTACCACTATTATTCATAAATAAATCATACACAACAGGAGGACTTGTTGCATCGGTAGAAGTAGTCCAGTTAATAATATACGAAGTTGTTAGTACTGATGAACCTCCTGAGATAGTTGAGTTTGAAGGTGGAGTTGTATCCGGAGGGGCAGGGGTGTTCACAACAATAGACGAGCCGTTAGCTGAAGGAAATCCATCAGAATTATAAGCTACAGCATAAAAACCATATGTAGCATTTGAATTTAGTCCTGTTACCGTTACTGATGTACCCATTGAAGTAGACCATATTGTCCAGCCAGGGGCACCTTGTTCTTGGTAGTATAAGGTATATGAACTTCCACCAGTTACAGTGTTTCTGTTAATAACAGCACTACTATAAGTAGTTGTCCCTGCTGTAAGGGTAGGAGCTATACATAGTGTATACATTGATAGTGATGCTAATGAACCTATATTTCCTGCATTATCCTTAGGATAAATATATGAAGAATATTGTGTACCGGCCGATAGTCCTGTATGATTATACGTTCTAGTAGTTTGTGTTGATTGAAGTACCGCATTTCTATATACCCCATAGTTTTGTACTCCTGTACATGTGTCTGTTGATGCATCCCAAGATACACTGAAACTTGAAGTAGTTCTTCCTGTTACAATAAAATTTGCAGGCGTTGTAGGACCAGTAGTATCTGGGTTAGTAGCCATACTTACCCCTGAAGACCAAGCACTATCACTATAAGTAACACCATCCCCTATAGCTTGAACATAATAAGTATAGCTAGTTGCGTTACACGCTAGCCCAGTATTAGTCCAAGTCACATCATTAGTAGCATTTGTTCTAACTATAGTACTTGTAGACCCTCTTGCTATTCTATACCCTGAGTTATTAGTTACTGCGCTCCAAGACATTGAAATACTTGTATCTGTATCTACAGTCTCTGCTAAACCTGTTGGAGTAGAAAGTGGAATTGGACCTGCTTCTGTTGATGTTGTAAATGTGATACTATAAGCACCCCATAAACTATAGGCATTCCTAGCTCTTACCCTAAAGTTATAACTTGTTGACGAAAGAAGTCCGCTAAATAGTGCAGTAGATGTGTTATCTCCACTATTTAGCCAGGTACCACTAGAAGCAGCTTTGTACTCTAAGTCATATAGACCAGCACCTGTAACTGCAGTCCAGGACACTGTAATACTAGAATCAGTCTTGCTAGATAATGATATTGTAGGTGCTATACATAAGGTTGCCCAACTTGCTGTTCCTCCATATGCTCCAGTGTTACCTACATTATCTACTGCACGTATTCTCCAAGAATCTGTATCTCCTGCTATGTCAGTTGCCGAATAAGAAGTAGCTGTACCAACACTAAAAGGGCTGGCAGAACCATCTCTTGAAACTTCATATCTTAAGATACCACTAGTATCTGAAGAGGCTGTCCAACTCACAGTGTATCCTGACGTAGTAGTATTACTAAATGTAGGTGTTCCAGGCGCTGTTGGGTTTGTATTTGTCTGAGTTACATTTAATATACTAGACTGTGCTGATACATTCCCAGCAGTATCATATGCGGCCATAGTCCAGTTATTTGAAGCACCTTCTGTCTGTCCTACTATACCTACAGATGTTCCTGATGTTACAGTATACGTCCATGTACCATTTTTATAGATTCTATACCCTTCTACCCCAGAGAGACTATCTGTAGACGCACTCCAATATAGGGAGAAGGTAGTATTTGTTATGCTAATAGCACTTAATCCAGTAGGAACAGATGGTGCTACACCGTCATATATAGCTCCTCTTTCATTACTATATGAAACATTGTCTGCAGCATCGTAATATGCTATTCTATAGGCATACCCAGCACCTTCAGTTCTAGCTATAGTATTATTAACTGAACTAGTTGATGGAGGGGTTCCAGTATATGTGTATATATCAGAAAATGCTCCCCCATTATAATTTCGTTGTACTATTATTTTTGTAATCCCTACATTATCACTACCTGATGTCCAACTTAGTGCTGCTGTAGTACTATTCCAGTAAAGACCTACATTCCACGTTAATGTACCAGGAGTAGGTAGTGTAGTATCAGATAATAAAGTACTTGTTGTAAATGTGGTACTCCATGGTCCTGTATAATTTGCGCGTATAGACATTAAATTTTGATTAATAGCCCTAACTCTAAAATCATATGCTACACCTTCAAGAAGCCCTGTAATATTTACCGGGGTATAGTCATCTGCTGAACCTATCCATGTTCCACTGCTTGAAGCTTTATATTGATATTCATACCCATAGAAAGTAGTTCCCCCAGGATCTGCTCCCCACACATTATTTATTGATGTGGCTGTTTTTGAGCTATTTGATATTGTAAAAGTAATTGGAATATCTTCGTCGTATTCATTTATCGTCCACCCTCTCCCTATTAATGTATTATAAGCTGTTATACCTGCTCCACTTTTATTATCTCTAATACTTAGAACTCCATTAGATGCACCATTAGCTGCAAGATCTACAAGAATAGTATTTACTTCTGCCTCTGTAAATTCATTATCTACTACTGCTACATCTATCAATCCATTAGCGTAAGAAAGATTTAATCCTCCTAAATTACACCTTCCTCCTTGAAATGAGGTAAGTGCAGTGTTAGCCGATAAATTTATAGAAGTTATTCCTAAACAATTACGTACTAAAAGAGTTTGCAAAAGAGGTTGATCAGTAACATTCAACGAAGTTAAACTATCATTTTGTTCTACATTCACTAGTAATAAATTAGGGCTGTTAGATATATCTATAGTGCTGAAAGTATTCTGATAAGCATATAAATATTCTAAGTTAGCACAACCTGTTATATTAATTAAAGGAAGGTTATTAGAGGATACATTTAAACTAGTTAAATTATTCTCAAACCTAATGTCAACATCTGTAAGTTGCTGGCTAGTAAGAGTAAAAGAAGTTACAGAATTAAAGTTCTTTATATTGATTAAAGCTACACCAGTATTTGTATGAAAATCAAATGTAGGATCATTAGCTACTGCAGAAGTTGTTACTCCTCCTGTAACAGACCACTCTAAAATATCCCCCGGGTTAGTAACTAATTGTGGTGAAAATGTATATGACGTATTAGTAGTTTTAAAAATAGCCGCTAGATAATAATCCCTAAAATTACTCATTCTATCTTTAGACCCTTGATAGGTAGCGTTGAATATTCCGCCTTGGGCAGCCGCTGCAGCGAATGTACCGCTAAGAGTTCTTCCCGCAGTCCCTGCAAGATCTTGGTATACTACCTCACAGATCTCAGAAAATTCTATAGGTAAATTTATATCTACTTTCGACTTAGCCATTATTTATCTAATTTTGATAATATATCTTTAAGTGTAGCTTCTAATGCTTCAACTCTATCTAATAAGGCTTCTTCTCTTTTAGAACTTTCTCTACGCTCTTTCTTTAAGAACGCTATCTCAGCAGAGTGTAGATCATTATAAGAGATTGATTTTTCCCCCTCAACACTTGTTCTTACAAATATAGGATATTTTTCCTCTACTTCTTGTGCTATTAACCCAATTCTTTGTTGTCCTTTAACCCTTTTAAAATTAAACTTTTTATACTTGGTATCCAACTCTATAGATTCAAAGTCAACTATATTTTCTTTAGATCTTATATCTGAAGTACCTGCGTAATCTACTGATGAAAGTAGGCCTGTTGAAGGATTATAGTAATAACCAGTATCAGATTCTAATCCTTGAGTACCAGTAGCACCATCAACAAAAACAGGATAAACTGTTTCGTTATTAGTATTATTGGCTGTTATATTTATAGTGGTTTGAGTTGAGTTTGTAACCTTAGAATCATTTAAGGCTACTCTATATTCTAACTTCCTAAATGCAGTAAATATACTATCTGTGGCAGCTACCGTACTAGCAGATCCAAACGTTGTGAATCCAGTTAGCAACATTGCTATCACCTGAGCGTTAGTTAATTGTGTATCAGAGGAGCTTGTTCCTGCTCCAATTAAAGCTCTAATTTCTGCAGCTGTAACTCCACTAGCTAAAGTTGGAGTACCTCCACCAGAGAATATCCCAGGCTCTGCGTAATCTGTATATACAATATTAGGACTACTATTTGTAACTGTTATTTCATCATCTACCCAGGATAATGTTATCCCAGTACCGGCTTTTATAACTGCTATATCTCCTGAGGTAATAGGTGAACTACCTAAAGAGGTCCCAGCCGAATTTTTAGCCTCAAATGTCCAACTAGAATAGTTATCATACGAATGTGTATGTGCTAAATCAATATCAAATTTACCTGTAGTATCATTATACACAAACCCCATACCTGATTGAGCCCCGGTAACATTTACCATCCCTCCTGCTATATCTTGTACTTGTTCAGTAGTAAGAGCAGGTATCTGTGTATTAGTGTCTGGCGGAACTACCCACGTACCATCTTCTCTTAGATATTTAGTTGTGCTATTTGCACCTGTAGGTACAAGTCCAGCTGTAGTACCTGCATATTGAGAATAGGTTGTGTTTACTGGTGTAGACCATGCTCCATTACCATTTAAAAATACCGCTGTGTTAGAAGCACCTTGAGCAGTAACATATCCTGAAGTTACCCCTGTAAGAGGTATCCAAGTATCTGAAGAACTTGTACCAGCACCAATATCACTCCTTAGTTCAGCCCCTGTTCTATATTTAATTAATCCAGCGTTTGAAACTAGAAATACATCTACATCAGTTGTTTCATGAGCTATAGTATTTAGATAAGATGCTCCTGCAACTACTAATCCTCCTACTAATGTACCACTTGTACCTGTGCTTGCTCCTCCTACTTCTAATGTCCCAGCAGCAGTTACCCTAACTTTCTCTGACAGTATACCACCATCAGATGTTCTAAATCCTATAAACCCGTCATCAGGAGACCAGGCCTCCACCCCGCCTGTTATTGACGCATATTTAATATTAAATGTACCATCATTTCCTTGAAAAACAACCTCGATAGCATCGCCAGCAGTTCCGGCAGGAAATTTTAATACTACACCATCAGCACCATCAGTAGAAGCTATTACTTCTAAGACCTGTACTGTAGCTGCTCCGTGAACTTGTAAGTCACTTTCTATTTGTTTTAATGCCATTCTGATATATTTAATAAAGGGTCAATCTATTAAATCGACCCTATAATTTTATAAAGATACGAATTATCCTGTAATAACAACCATAAATTCGCTTGCTGTTGGAGCCTCGTTAAATAAGAACGTAGTTACAGTAGTACTAGTACACTGAACCTCACATTCTATTACATCATAAGGAACTGAGTTTCTTACTACAGTCGCTTTAACAAATTGCTCTCCTAAATCATGCGTAACTGGTATAGTAAGCAAAGCTCCATTACCAATAGCAAGTCTAAATACTCTAGCTGTAGAAACAGTAGCTGTCTCCCCTAAATGAGTTTTTAATTTAGCTGGAGTAATAAATAATTTAGCTCCTGTAGCTCCTGTTGCAGTACCCGCAGCAACCTCAGCATCAGTAGCTTCTTCAACTATACCTTTAGCTGTTTCACTTGCGTTAACAATATCAGGAATATTTTTATTTACTTGTGTCCAGTGAGCATCTAATGTAGGATTGTTTTGCTCAGCTACAATCATATCACCTATCTGTAAAGTCTCTGCAAAGAATGCTGAACCATTACCGGCTACTGTAACTGTGTATGTGAAACCTTTAAGAATACCTGCACCTGTTGGAGGAGCGACAGAAGCGTCGTATCCACCAGAATAAACCATTTGACCAGATACTACACTAGCAATATATGCTTTAATAGATTCAGAAGATGCAACTGTAGTCGCACTAGCTGAAGCAAAAGTATCATCATCTAATAGGTCATTTATTTGAGAAGCTGTTATAGAAATAGCAGTAGTAGCTGCCGCAGTAAGTCTTCCTTGAGCATCCACTGTAAATGTAGCTACTGCTGAAGCACTTCCATAAGAACCTGCCCCTACCGTTGTACTATCTAGAGCCACAGATAATGTAGCTGTAGTAGAAGCTTTAGTAATAGTAGTTGTTAAACCAGTACCACCAACAATATCTAATACATTACCAGAATTAATTACTTGATTTGCATTAACATCCCCACCTACTGAGTAGTTTATAAATCCACCGGTTGGGGCAGCAAAAGTACCATCAGCTCTTAAGAAGTTAGATGTACCTCCACCTGAAGCAGGAACTAGTCCTTTTAATGCAGAAGTAAATATATCTAACATTGAGGTAGCTTGTGTACCTGTAAGTTCTTCCAATGCCCCTGCAACACCTATATTCCCTAAGAATATATTTGCTCCTGCAGCATTCTGCATTTTAGCGTATGTAATACTGTTATTATTAACATCGGCTGTAAGTGCAGGTGTTGCATCTACATATGTTAAATTAATAGTAGCAGTATTAGCTATCATTGCCCCTGTAGCATCCTGAGCTAATTCATCAGTATACTGGCTAATATCCCCAGAGAATAGGAAAGAACCGTCAGATAAAGCAGTATTAAAATTCGCTTTAGTATCTGATATTCCGTATCCTGCTAATGTAGTAATTCCAGTTGCTAGATAGCTACCAAAATCACTTATATCAGCCTCAAGTAATGCTCTTCCTACGTAACCTGTAGTACCATTTGCAACAAGTACAAATCCTGCAGTATTAGTAGCACTTACAACATCAGTATGATTTGCTACTGACCCAAATCCTGGGAAAGTAACTACATCACCAACATATAAGAAATTCCCATCTGTTACAGCAGCATCAAATTGCGCTTTAGTTCCTGTTATACCTACAATAGAGGTTTGATCAGCTGTTGCCCCATCCTCTACATTTATTAATGTACGTACTTGGGCTGCAGTTAATTCTTCAACTACTCCTGTAGCTGCTGTGACTCTACCTAACATTCTAGCAGTAGTCATGTTCTGCATCTTAGCGTAGGTTACAGAGTCTGCATCAATTGACCAGGTTGCACCAGAAGCACTTACGGTAATATCACCATAATCTCCATCTGCTATAGATTGTTGTGCTAAGTCTACCCAGGATCCATTCCACATCCATGCTGTTGTGTCCTCTATATCATAGTATATTTGACCTACTTTAGGGGCAGCCGGTGCTGTAGAAAGATTCTGAATCACCGCGTTCTGAAGTTCATTCTTGTTTAAATCAATATGAACTAGATAATTCTTTTTTGACATAATCTTTTAAATTTAGTTTAAATAAGCATATCCGGACGAGCCTGGGCTTACTGTTATTATTAAATTGTTTGCATCTATATATGTTACAGAGGCATCCAAGGTTGTTCTAGCTGAATCCACTACTGTCACTGATGGAAATTTATTTGTATTATGAGCAACTAACCAAGATGTTTCTACAGTAGGTTGGTTGAAAATATATGTATCAGAGTCTGATTTTAAAGCTACTTCCCCGCTCTTATCTGGGAAGGTGTATGTATTTTCTTGAGTAGCTACTGCTACCTTAAATATATTTTTAAAACCGCTAGCATTACCAGTAATTTCATACATGGTTCTACTATCTAAATTATTAAGTTTTAATAATCCAGTAGAGATGTTAGCTCCTGGTCCAGAAAGAAAGGAAGTTATTCCATCTCCAGCTGCTAGACCTATAGTAGCATTAGCATCATCGATCCATAGTTTAGTACCATTACCGGTTCCATCATAATCACCCAGACCTACTAATATATTAGATGAGGACCTTAATCCTGAACTAGTTAATACCTGTGTTGTTATATTATTTGTAGTAACATTTCCTCTATCTGTAGCACTATCAAGAGTTATATCACTTAATAAGGCTATTACACCATCTAAATCCTGCAATGTTTGAATTCTACTACCTGTAGCTACTGATGTATCTATTTTAATACTATTAGCACCCTGAAAAAATACAAGACTATTATATTTAAGCTCACTAGAATTTCCAGGTAATCCTAAATTATCTATAAGAAGAGTGTCAGCCGCTAATACTGTTCTAGATACTCCTGCATCTAATATAGTAATAGGTACGGTAGTAATAGGATTAGTGTCTGTAATCTCTTGAAGACCAACGCCTAAGGCAGCCGGTAGATCTAAGATTGTAATAAAAGGAGAACTTCCATCTCCATTATTTATTAATTGTGATGTATATTCTAATTGTTCTGTTGATGGGACTACATAAATACCTGCCTGGTATCTAATATCATCAATAAGGATATCACTCTTACCTGAAAAGGTAGGATCCTCTATAACAATACTAACACTATTGAAGTCAGCTGATATAGGGGCGAAATCATTGATTGTCATAGATACTAACTGCCAATCAGTTACATTAGAGTAATTAAATCCAAAATTATCTATTAACAAAGCTTTACCTACTTTTGCGCCATCTTTATATAATCGTACTGTAACATTAGCTTTAAAGCTAGCATCAAGAGATTTTATTCTTAGTGTAAGTCCTGTGAAAGAAGTATTAAATACTATTGGTGCCGGCGCTGCAAAACTAATTATCTCATTTCTACCATTAATTATTCTAATAGATGTAGCATTAGTATATGAAGCTGTAGCATATGCTAGATTAATCGTAGCTCCATTATTAGTATCTATAGTAGCATCAAACTCGCCTCCTCCAATACCTGTATTCTCATCAAATATTAATGTACTAGCGGCTGCAGTTGGTTGTGTAGTATTTCTGTCTATATCAACCTTACCTATATAACAATGAATTGATTCATTAACACTAGGCTCTATTGCCGGGTCTCCGAAATTTCCTTCACTAATTACGATAGTACCATTAGTATCCCCTAAAAATTTATCTATCCTATCCTCAGCAACTGCTGAAGGAGTTAGTGTAAAGATCTTAGGTGCTGCACTATATAGAATACCATTAATTACATAGGAGTCTGCTTTAACTAAATAGGTATAATCATATAACCATATCACTCCACCTTTTATTAAATAAGTACCTGAATATGCTGATATACCTGCTGGGCCTCTTATAGCTCCAATGTTTATCCATTTTGTTCCGTCAGCCATAAGGCCATCCCCTACTTTTACAGGTGTTCCATATTCATCTACTCCTGCGTCTGTAGCTATCCATACATTTCCAATTACTGCTGCATTACTTGCTACAATCATAGAAACAACAGCCGAGCCTTTTAAATAAATTCCTTTACCTGTTTCTCCTTGTGGACCTGCTTCACCTACTCCTGTCTCCCCTATTGGACCTCTAATTTGGCCTATAGTTTTCCATCCAGAACCGTCAGATATTAACCCATCTCCAATAACTACTGCGGTACCATAACTATCAGTGCCTGTAGTAGAAGAAATCCAAAGACTATTCTTTATGGCTGCATTCTTAGTTATAATTACTGCTGAAGTAGCTGTACCTTTTATAGTAAGATTCTTTATATCTGCTAATGTAGCAAACGGATTACCTGCTGTAGGTACATTTGCTGCTTCTAGGGCTGCTATAATATCTGCAGAAAGTACTGATCCTTGTGTACCTGATCCAACTTCTAGCCAGATAGCAGTATCCCCCGTAGCATTACCTGGAGCATTATCTACAATAGAATAAAATATTTTATTATTCGATAAAACTAAAGAACCTTTTGCAGGGTATGTATAGCCTGTATTAAGTGGAAGTATAGCAAGGTTACCCCAGTATACTTTTCCAGTTGAGTCCGATAAAGCTACGAAACCCTCAGAAGGGTCACCACCACTTGGTCCAGGTAGTATCAGATTCTTAGTTACTATTAATGATCCTCTTATCTTCATGCTATAATTATTATGATATTGTTACTTTAAAATTCTCTGAAACAATAGGTTTAGGATCTAAGATAACTGTAATACCAGTAGTATCAACAACTATTTTATCCGGCCACTCTATTTCTTCATAAGAGGATTCACTAGATTTTAACATTACCTGAGCTGACTCTTTATCATTTAGAATATGCTGAGGTAAATATTTATTTGCTATAAATAAGCCAGCATCATTTACGTTAGTAAAGGTAACGCTAACCTTACTTACTCTATCGTACAATACTAGGTTATATGTTTTATTTGCATAATTCTGTCCTTGAATATCATCCATGTACTCAGGGTATGTGTATCCAACAGCCATTAGACCAATTGACGACTCTACCCATATATACTCTTTACGATTCTCGGTTATCTGAACTACCATCCCATTGTACATAATACTAGGGAAGGGTTCAATGTTCTCTAAAACAGCTATCTCAGCCTCTGTTTCTATATACTTTCTATCATCTATAGGAGAGGCTTCGGTAATATGTATACCTGCTGCATTTGTTTTATTATTATACATCTGATTCATTATACTCTGCTTTTAAGGTAGTAATCTGATGGGTTTGCCACTGCTGATGGAGCATCTTTATATAAGTATGCTGTGTATCCATTTCCTAGAGGTATTATATTAAATGCTGTTGGACTTACAAGACCTAATGTTTGATAGAAATCTACTGGTCCCCAGTTATCTGGTAATTCAATAACAAAGTAAACAGCTGTTACTGTTCCTCCAAAATCATTAAGGAAAGGATTTATAAATTCTTCATTTGTTAAGTAAACCTTAGTAATATCCTTAGTGAATATCTCACCAGGTACTCTATTATTATATTCTACTAAATCTTGTGCTGTTCCTAACGAACCTATTTTCTTTCTTACACTATCTTCAGGATCTATATAACTCATGATAGCAGCATCTAAATATCCTGCATGAGCTACTAGTTCTCCAACTGGAACAGCGATAACTGTCTTATCATTGGCAACAGTAGTATAATCTGTTGATCCTATTGCTTTTACTTTAAGAAAATATCTATATTCAAAGTTATCTCCTGCTACAGTAGCCACCGTTTCTGTAAAAGTGTCTGCTAAATTTACACTAGCTTGATTTCCATAACGAAGTGTTGTTTCTACAGCACCATCTTTAGAACGTGTAATAGCCCATTCATAAGAAGGACCACCTATACCAAGATCATTTATATTATAGGTGATAGCTATTTCTTTAGCTGCTCCTGCTGTTGATATCATACCAGGTGTAACTGATAAATTACCAGTAACAGTCTCGTTTGCTTCTAGAACATATACAGCTGAAGATAATAACCTCTCATTTAATATTGATCCGTCATTGGTAAGATCGTATACCACTACAAAAGTAAATGGTATTTTACCCCCTTGTCTTTCAGCATATTCAGTATTAGAAATGAAATGGTTGAGTTTAGTAGCCACATTATCAGCATCATAGGAATAACCTCCTGAAGTAGACGTTGAATTACCAGAGTATAAAGGAGTTTTATCTCCGTCTTTTAATATAGACCAATAAATATTCTTACCATCAAATGGAGCTATATTAAAATCAAATATAATCTCTCCTGCTCTACCTAAGTACGAGTTTAGTGTAAATGAATTAATAACTGGAGGAACTTTTGTATAAGAACTAACAGCAGGCTTAGTATAGTAACTAACTAAGATAGTAGTTGTTAAGCTAGGATTTTTTCTAACCGGTGCTCCTTTATTACTTATCTTAATAGTCTTCTCAGTATCTGTGGTATAGTGAACTCCTTCAATAAGATTTATACCATTTACTGTAATATAATTAATCTCTTGAATTACGAACTTCGTAGTAAAAATAGTAGAAGTTCCTTCTGATGTGATATTAGTATCTATACCAACCTGTCCAAACTCTTGTTTAAGTCTGATATTATTGGTTCTTGCTACTAATTCGCTGCTGATTATGTCATGTATTTTTTTCATTAGCTGTGGCTTATGCTTAACATTGATATTATTCCTTGTAAGAAGGTCTCATCATTTCCTGAATAAATAAACCTTACTCTTATACTTTTGTCTCTAATTCTTTTGTTTCCGATGTTTTTTCTTAGTATAGAATTAATTCTTCCTACCTCGATATACAATCCGCTATTTTTATAATACGCATTTTCATCTAGAATACCAAGACGGAGAGCTTTTCTTGCACTTTTATTTCTAGTAATTATCTTTTGTGTTACTTTTCTCTCACCATTCTCTGCTCCCCAAATATCTACAGCCGCATCATTTTCGTCTCCTGTAGTAATATATTCTACTGTAATAGGGATACTTTTATTTGTAATCATTCTAATGTTATTAAGAACTTTCTCAAGAGCAGGTTCTTTATTTACAACTATTTCGAATTCATATTTATAATCTATTCCTCTTAATCTAGCTCTTAAACCTTTTCCTTCATTATTTACTAACGCGTCCTCTTTCCAAATAGCATAGTCAGCTTGCTCAATAGCGCCATTAAGTGCCTTGAATCCTGTAGTATATGTATGAGCCCCTATAAACATAGAGAATTTATTACCCTCAGATACTCGTGACATCCATTTCTGTAGAACAGTACTATAAGAAACTGTCCCTACATGGTATTGCAGTTTATCCTGAGGATGCTCCGCTACGTATGAGATATATAGTGTATGTTTAGAGTGATTGAATGTAGAGTATACTCTCGCATTATAACTAATGTCCTGATCACCTGCTCTAAACCCACCAGAAGTAATAGCCGATTTAAATTTCTCTAGTAATGTTTTTATAGCGAATTCACTTATTATAGATAATTTTTCTCCTTGGAAAATCCATACAGCGCTAGCGTTGTAGTCAACTCCGGCTACTGTAGTATCGGTCTTTACAACTGATTCTGGGTGAACACTACCATAAATATCAGATATTGTTTTTGCAGTAGGGCTCAGTGATTGAGCTGTATTTACATAAACGTCGCTTCCTTCAGCTACTAATGTTCTATCATCTACACCAATTGCTAGTACACCTGTAGGATGAATAGTTAGAAGTAAGTTCTTGATAGAAGCTAACTTAACAATAGGACCAAGCTCCACTCCATAATCTCTATAATTAAACCCTTTTAAATCTCTAAAGGAATTAAAGAAGCTTTGTGTCTTATTTCTTTCTGATAATAGTACTCTATTAGGAAATTCAGTATTAAAAGACGGTGAATATTCTTCTATTCTAGAGTATGATATAGGATTATCCTCTCCAGTATATCCATGATTATAAGAAGTAGCATCAGGCCTTGCATCCCCAAACACATCTTCTTTATTAGGGAAGAAATCTCTATCTCCACCATATAATAATGAGTCCTCCTCTGATAATTTCTCTGTAGATCGTATATCAGCATTTATATTAGAATAAGTAGCAATCTCTATTACTTGACCTACATCAAATAGATTTCTTCCTAAATCATCTCTTTCTGACTCGTTAAGATCTGCTTGATCAATACTACTACTTTCATTTTTTACAAGCCCTACGCCGTAGTCAGTAGCATCCGCTGACGTAGCAGATTTAGAACTTGGCACGCCATTCTTATAAGATGTCTTCTTAAATATTCTAGATATAAATCCATCGCCTCTATAAATATCAATTGATCCTCCCTCTATATCGAGAGGTGTTCTGTCTGTAACGGCATGATAAGCTTTATTGCTATCGTACTTATAAATTGTTCTTAATTCAGTCTCACCCCATCTACCTGTTGCTGATCTGAATACATTAGCAAGATGCCCTGTGTTAACAAAGTATCTTTTATCTAATTCTCCAGAAGGATCCTTTAGGATATTAGTATTATTTAAAAGTGTCTCAGTAGTTCTTAGTAGATTCTTCTTATAGTAGAATTCAGGAGCTATCTGAATATCCTCCAGGTTTATCTTAACTCCCATATACCTTGAATATGAATTACTTATAACTGAGTAAGGGTGAAAGCTCCCTATACTACCTATAAAACCAACGTTAAAGGCAACTTTTGAGGTTGAGGCTAGTATATTATATATTCCGTCTCTACCAGTAAACCTTTTATAAGGTAAACCGTATGTAATTTTTGTAGCCCCATCACCAGCAGCATCTGGATCTGTATCAGTTATATTATCTGACATAAATCCTAAAGCTCTATCTGTCTTAGATGAAAAACTTCCATTAGAGTAGACTGATCTACCACTCTCTAATATTGTAGCTTTCACTGCTTTAGAAGGTATTGTCGACCATCCAGATCTATCCATAGAAACAGGCTCAGCTATATATGTTACTGTATTAGGGTTATCTCTATATTTATATCCTGTATATGTATAACCTACAGGTGATTCATTGTTCTTAGCGTACTGAATCTCCATCTCTGGATCTATTCCATTAAGGTAGCTTTTTATATTAGGGAAATTTAGTTCCATCTCACAAGAGTAGAATCCTAAATGCATATCCCCAGTTCTTTTATTATCTTTATCAACAGTCTCACCATAAGGAGCCTGAGTCTCCGCTAATAACGGAGGTAACGTACTTACATACTGACTAACTGCCCCTGAAACTATCCATGCCTTTTCAGCTGTAAGCGTATTTAATATCTGTGTAGGTTGAGGTACAAAAACAGTATTAAAGTCATCATTAAAAAGTGCCTCTCCATCTCTTACCCCAGATTTATAAGGAGCATTTAATCCTATAGTAGGATCATCCCCTAAGTCTTCGTCATCCCCTCCAAAGTGTTTTATTAAATATCTTTTACTTGCAGATAAACTAGCTTGCTTATCTAGTACTCCCTCATATAATGAAGGGTATTTAGCAGGTAATTTTATAACAGGTATGGCCATTCCTTGTATAAGAACGTTTTTAATTCTCTGTCTTCTAACAATAAAGAACCCAGAAGAGATCTTATGTAGATCAGGATTATTAGCCTCTGATAATTTAGCTACATTAGCATTTAAATATGTTATATGTCTAATACCGTCCCCGTCACCTAGTGGTGTATAAATAAGACCTTTATTAGATGTTCTAAAAAGACCTTTATTATTTATAAGACTTCCATCAGCAAACCCATCCTCTTTTATAAGGCCTGTATAGTCAGGATAATTAGGGTAAGTAAATGAATTCTGAAGAGCTATAAGATTATCCATTCCTGTTAAAGGAAAAGCCGGAGATAAACCTTTATTTTTTAGCATAAATACAGCTGCAAATTCATATACCTCTCCCTTCCAGTAACCTAAGCTATTAGCTGCAGTCTCTGCATCAGAGTAATCAGGATAATAAAACTCCTCTGGTTTATTTGCATTTGGTATTATCTTCTCTAAAGATCTCTGTTTTTCCCATAAAGTAATATCTATAGCTGCTTTACGTAATATATCTAAGTCTCTTTCACTAATTGTAGAAGAAGCTCCTGCCAAAGCTAACCTATCATTTATAATAACAGCAGATTTTACAGTATCTATAGGAGTAAATCCAACGTTTATTTCTGTAGCATCTACTGCAGTAACATCTTCAAGTCCTGTATGGGTAACAACTGTAGTACTCTCATCACCATATGTATAAACATAGTCTATCTTGAATACTTCCATCTCAGCCTGGTCCTTTCCATCAAAGTGCGCAAAAAATACTTTTATTCCAGTATATGAGGAATCTAATTTTCTTAGTGTAAATCTTACAAGCTTATCAGAAAGCTGGCTCTTATCAAGTCCAAGTCCTCCGTTAGATATAGGAATTAGTGGGGACTCATATAAAATCTCCGTTGTATTCCCTTCCTGTGTAGTATATTTAAAGTAATATCTATACCCACCACCCCTAAGGTAACCTCCTTCAGCTACAGTGAATCCTTTATCTCCATTATCATCTACAATCTCTACAGGAAAATTAGTATTTTGTATAAGAGTAATCCTGTCCCAATCTGAATCGCTGTATGTATTACTATCATTTGTGCCGGTTCTGTCTGCCAATTGCACTAACTCATTGAAGTCTACACGTTTAAACCTAGAGTTTATTATACTAGGATTATTTAAACTATCTGTAAAAAGAATATTAACTGAACTATCAAAGTCTCCCTGAATATCTATATCTATATGTCTATTACGCTCAAACTCAAAAAGAGTAGAGATAAATGGTGACTTATAGGCTACATCTCCAGGTTTCTTATAATTATGTAAAAATCTAAATTTATTTTCTAGTCTAGTATGAGTAGTGGAATCTCCTGAATTTAAAACAGCCCAATCAGGACTAGGATATGTTCCTACAGCTCCTGCTAAGAATGTTCCATCAGGCTTAAACGCACCTACTAGTATATAGGCTATATTATTGTGAACTTTTAACCCTTGTGGCGAGAATCTATATTGTTTACCCTCATATGTATAGAAAGGAAATTCTACTTCAAGTTTATTCCCTCTAATATTCTGATAGATATATTGATCATCTCCTACAGTTACTAGTTCCATATTTAATGAATCCACTACTGTGTTACTAGGACTAGTTAGATTATGTAGATCTGTTACTAGTCCTCCCTCGAAAGAGTTTGTTGCTGATATGTTATTTCCCTGTGCCATTCTTTTTTGCGTATGTTTTAGCTACTTTTCTCATCTTCATTAGGTGCGCGGTACCAAAAATTCTTTGTACTCTAAATCTATTTAGCTTACCATCCGCTACTAGAGAATCTTTCGATCTTAATGAAAATCCTCTGTACCAATCCTTCATATAACTAGTTAGTAAATAGGTCATACTATTAACCATTCGTCTTAGTTCTCTTTTTTCTATTTGAGGAAAATATCCTCCTAATTCATCTATATAATCATCTGTGCATTTATCAACCATTATCCACCTTGTTTATTATACCAAAAATCCTTTGTACCTTTGGGATATTTCTTACCTTTATTTACTTCTTCAATAAGCATCGCGTATAAATACTTAGGTACAATGCATACACAAGGAGTAGAATTTTTATATCCTGGATCAAAGGCTATGATAGGCATCTTATATCTTGTTACTCTAAGGTCGACTAATGGAAAATCCATATCTTCTTTAATACCTTTACCCTTAATCAACTCAGGACCAGCTGGTTGCCAGTCTACATAGAACTTTGATCCTCTCTTTTTATTAAAGTAAACTATATGCCCGGCAATTACATCCATAACAATTAGCTCCATCAACCTAAATAAAATCGCACTGTACGCACGAGATGTTCCTCCATCTGATACTATATCCTTATTATTAAATCCCTTCTTGTATTTAATTTTCTTTAATTCTCCTGACAGTAACTCTGACATTGAGATTACAACATTTGAAGGGGTATTAAATGTTTTTCTTGTACTCATTACCTGCTATATCTTGTTGGTCTATTATAACTCTTTCTATTAAATGTTGTCTGAGCATTTAAAGCTTCATCCATCTCATTGTCTGTAATATCTTCAGGAATTGATGCCGCTTGCTTCAGTCTACCTGATAAACCTGTATAATATTCTATCATAGAAGCAGCCCCTTTTTGCCCTAGGTTTGCTCCCTTTACCATAATTATTCTTGCACATATTGCAGCAATAGCATTAGCTTGTTTCCTTGTAATTGTAGGAAATCCTTCAGCATCTACTATTATTCCAGTGTAAGCTATGGCGATCTTCTGACCTGCCAACTCAGTATCCACGGTCATAGTCTTTCCATCTAGTTGATAGCTAATATAACCTTTACCTCTAAATCCACCTAGTCCTGGGCTCCATATATAACCTAAATTATCTATAATCTCCATAAAAGAATAGTAAGAATCAGTTCCTATAATTCCATCAACCTCAAATTCTACTCTAGTACTATATGCCTTCTTACCCATATGCTCTGTGGTAACTGCGTCGATACAGTCTATATTACAAGGAAGATTAACTTTACCATCTTTCCCTACTGTAACATATGAAACATATTCAGTCGTACCAAAATGTTTTATATCTCTTAAAGCATCTACAGCTATATCAAGATAGTCATACTCATCTATGTTAAGACCGTATTGTGTTTTAAGTATAGGAAGTCCAGATCTAATGTTCTGTGTGTGTTCGTTACGTGCGGTATCTCTCTGTTCCATTATGCTTGTTGTGTATTAGGTTTTGGGTTCATATGAAGCTGTCTGTAGTAGTTTATATACTGTTGGGACAACTTGTCTATAATTTCTTTTTGAACGTACAGAGGGGCGTAAAACTCAGCCTGAGAGAACTGTTCGTAGTACGGAGTCTTCTGTATTTCATAAGGGTTATCAAATACAGCATCAATAGATATAAATTGAAGGTTATTATATTTAGGTACATTGAATAGAAATACATCATGCATACCATCAGCATTAGCTGTAGAACTCACCCATGCAAATGGAAATCTAGAAGATGCCAATCTATATTTATGAAATCTATACTCTCTGTCGAAGTATACTTTAAAAGAAAGTTTACCGTCCATCGTACCTAAATATGTTATAGGAGTATTTGCTACCCTATTAACATCTGGTATAGTAAAATGTGGTACTTCAATATCAGACTCAACATCACAATTACTTGAGATATCCTTACATTCTATTTTAATACCGTCTATTCTTTGAGTAAACTTGCTTATATCAATAAGACCCTGGGCTGTAAGGGTTACTAAAGAACTAGAAGCAGTAAGTAGTATCTCATCCTTTAACTGTTCTGTAGAAAATGATGCAGAAGATATGCCGTCTAAGCCATCTACTACATGGTTTCTAATTGCGCTAGCCATTTGTGAAAGTGTCATATGTATCGTAATTTTCTACTATTATAATACATATTATCTAGAACTAAAAAAAGCACCCTGATTAAAGAGTGCTTTTTTATAAAAATTTTTGGTTTGGTTTATGCAACCTCATTTACGAACCCAGTCAACTTTTTCATGATAGCTAAAACATCAGCACTAACTGACGCATCATTAAGATACGCAATTTGCTCTGTTCCTACATGATTAGTTTCAGTGTTAGCATCACCATATCCTGTCATAGCATGTGGTTCAAAGCCATTCATTGGAGCAGCTGATTTCCAGTATACTTCAGTATAAGTTCCACGAACATCTACAGGACCATCTTTACCACCTACAGGGAATCCATAAGGATCAAGATTAGCTCCAGTTGAGTTCATAACTTCCTCTTCGATCATTTTACCTAAACCAACACCGTAAGATGGAGCTTGAGTAATAGCAATTGAAGTGATAGGCATAGATACTTCAGCAACAGATTCAAGAACTTCAAGAGACTCTAATGTCATTCCTTCAAGACCTGCTTGGAATGTGATAACTAAATCAGCACCACTTGCAGAGAATTTTACTAAATTATCGTTGAAACCGGCAATCTGACCTGCTGCTGCTGCTAAACCGAAGCTAGCTCCTGCGCCTGTCTGAAAAGTCCAGATATCACCACTATGACCAGTATAAATACCTGCTACGTCACGTGCATTTTTTACTTTTAATTTGATATCATACTTTTTAGCTGAATCAAATCCTGCAATTACTGCAGTGTATATCCCAACTGCTGCTGGAGAAGATACTGTAGTAGTACCAAAAGCTGGAACTGCTGCGTCTTCTACTAGAGCTGGAACTACGAAAGAACCAAATCCATCGATCTTAACGATAGACCCTTCTACTACAGCTGCCCCTATTACAGGAGTTGCAAAGCTAGTGTCTGCTGCCGTGTAGGCTTTTACAACAGAATTACTGTTGATTACAATTTGTTTAAATCCTAAATTGAACATAATTTATTTATTTTGTGATCCGCCTTATACCAGTATAGGCTTCTCTGTTTATATATTAAACTTGGAGCTGGTATCCCCAATGTTGTTATTTTCCTCCTTTCATCCCTGTAGATACATCGCTAATAGCTTGATTTACTGCTATATGTGATTGTGTCCTAGGACTTGAACCTCTTTCTAAAATAAGCTTTAAAGCTACTTTAGATATTTCTTCTCCAACATCCTTTGAGAATTCTAGCACCTGACTAGTATCTTCATCGATCTCAACTTGTTCCTCAGTTAAATCTACATATGCAGGTTGGCAAAGATATTCTATTACTATATTACTAATTTCTATCGACTTTGTGTCTTTATCGCCGATATTTATTTTAATAGTATTTCCTATCACTTCAAAATAAGGTCTATAAAACCTAGGTTCTAAGTAAACATTATTTAAGATTCCTGCTTTGATCTCTGAGGACATACGAGTAACCTTATACGATTTATTAATCCCCGCTCTCTGATCACATTTGCTGATAGGCCTAATGACAGTAGCAGAAATAATACAACCCAGTAAATGCCTGTACAAATCGATTTTTTTCCCTTCGTGTGTCTCATATATACTATCTATAGGTACAATTAGTCCGCTAGTATTAAAATCTTTCTTCCAAGATCTTAAGTCGTCAGATAATTGTTGAGTAACTTCGAATAGTTCATACCTAGTCTTCATATACTCACTGATAGCTTTATTATAGTAATACAAAAAATCTTCAAGATATAAAGTCGGAGCCTCCTCTTTAAGAAGCTCCGTTAATATATCTATGTATGCTTGTCTGCTTGTACTATACATTCTATTTTATTATTTACCTGCGTTTTCCGCGTTTTTCTTTCTAGTGATGGCCGCTTTTTCCTGCGGTGTTAATTCACGTTCAACTTCTAGAGTACTTGTTTTAATGGTAGTATCTAAAGATACATCATTATGAAGTTCCGCTTCGCCTTCATCATCAGTTCCCTGAACAGCTTCATTTTCTAGAGGGTTCGCTACTTTATCTCTATTACCATATGTTACAGCTTCAATTGCTCTCGTTGTAATATGATTCTTAGGGTTTGCGAAGTAAGCTACTACAGCTCTATCCTCTAATCCTAATAATATTTCTCCGAAAGTAAAGATACCATTTCTTTTTTGAATAACTCCTTTCTTAAGTGCGTGTAAGAATAATAATTCTAAAGAGAATGTTTTACTCTCATATACAGACTCTATTTTTTCAGGTTCTGTATTTACCATACCTAATAAGTATTCTTTTACGTCAGAGATAACTGAATTAGTCATATCAACACCTAAGATACTTGTTCTATTATATAAGTTTTCAGCTGAGTCATTTAAAATGTAATTCATCAACTTAACTCTTTTTTCCGTATCAGATACTTTCTGAGCAGATTCGAAACCTGGTCTGAAGATATAAAAATACGCTCCTGGAGCTGCTTGCCCTGTTTTGAAATCATCTGCGATCTCAGCACAATGTTGCATCCACTCCCAATCAGCAGCCCATGTCTTGTTATTAAGATCTATCTCAATCCCATCGTATAACTTAATTCGGCTTTCAATTGATGGAACATAGCCCATTTCTAACTTTTTAATCTCCGGAATGTTTTCGTTGATACCTAAGTACCTACCATTTATATCCTTTGCTGGAGATATCGTACACTTGTCATCCTTATAGAATGAATGTAAGATTAATCGTTTATCACTTGGTGTTCCGTTTGCTAGTTGGTTTCGTGAGATCCCAACAGTGTTTTTATTTGTATTCATTTGTATATTATTTTTCTTATTAACATTTATTTAAAAAAAAGGGGGAGAGGTTTAAATTCTCCCCCTAAAGGTAACCTATTTTATTAAGCTGGCATAACCGGAGAGAAAGATTCTTTCACGATTGCAGCGTTGTAAGGGTTAAATACAACTGCAGCAGAATATCCTAATAAGTGGTACTCACTACCATCAACAGATGTTGCAAGATCCATGTTATTTTCTTTTCCACTAAATCCACCCATACCTTTTAATTTACCAGAAAGCATTTCACGTCCTTCTAATGTAAACATTGAGATACCAGAGTTAGAATTAGTTTGGTCAATTCCTACATTGATACAGAAACCATATCCTGAGTAAGGGTACTCATCAGATAAGATTTTATCTACCATAAATACTACTGTATTCCCTTGGAATGTGTAGCTATCGTAGTGTGCACCAACTTTAATTTTACTACCTCCGTTATTAGTCCAGTAATGAGACCCGTTAGAGTTCCCTTGGAAACGTAAATCATCTTTCAATAATCTACCTAATTGGTCATACAATCTTTCGTTCACTACAAACGCGTATGTATTACCGATAGAGTTAGCAGACTTCTCTCTCATTGAAGCCATAATGTCTTCTAACCAACGTGTTGTTAGTACAGAATATGCAAATTTCTCACAATATCTTTCGATTTGCTTGATCACACCATCACCAATTGGAATGTCTTGACCTTTTTCATCTTGCATAGTACATTTACCGTTAGCATCGAAGTTAGTTTCTCCGAAAAGTAAATGATTTTCTCTTGCCCATAAGTAAGACTCTAATACATCTTTCTCAAGTTTTTGTAATCTAAAGTATTCATACTCTAACTTACCGTTAGCAGCATTTTTCTTTCCTCTCTCAACTAAATAATCTTGAGAAGCTGAATACTCAGCAGATTGCACATCACTAGATCTATGTTTAGATAAGTAATTACGGTGCTTTTCTGTGTTGAATTGGTACTTAACGTAACCTCTCACAGATAATTCTGGATGATAATTTGAACGGAAACGTGTTGTTTTCCCTTTCTTTAACATCGCTGCATCAGGTGTTCCTGCATTGTTGGAAACCATTTTTACTTTATAATCGAAGCGTTTAGCTCCTTTATAAACTGGAGGTGCTACTACGAACAATTGAGTTCCGTTATCTAAAGCGAAAGTCTCATTTTTGTTGTAATATTTTTCCTCAAGAGCTACTGTGAATACACCTGCTGTAGGTGTTGCATCAGCTGCGATTTTAACTTTTTTAATAAAGTTAACGTCGATTCTCCATTCGATTGCATAAGAATTAATCGGAGTGAATCCACCCTGAGCTTTCTTATTTGTGTACACGTTTCTTAACCCTTCAGTAAGATTACTGATAGTTAAACGCGGATACATACGTACCACTTGCCCCATTACGTGTGGTTTCTCTCCTAAAAGAGTACCGAAATGTTGGCGAGTTCTAGTCGTATGAATGTTTTTGTCGATAAATTTACGATCTACTATTCTCATTTTCTAGAAATTAATATTAATTATTATTTTTTTAATTGTTTATACTCTTACTGTTCTTCAAAAAGTTCTTCTTCGGATATTACTTTTCCAAAACTTCCTGGTAATCCATCTGGTACTGGGTCTCCTGTCACTGGGATAGGCTTACCATTCTCTCCTATGATTGTAGGGTTTCCTGGCATTCTTCCGGTAGCTTGCTCATAGCCTGTTTTGTGGGCTTTAGAAACTTCCTTTTTCCAATAGTTGTTAACCTGTTGCATATAATCTTTTCCGTAGTTCATGAACCAATTTACTTCGAACATGGTTTGCGGGTTAGAAAATATCTTCTCCATTAATATAGGATCCTTATCTTCATTCAACTCCATCATATCATGTAGTAAGAACTCCTTCATTTCTTGAGTAACTGCTGCACCTCCGATGTCATCGATAGTCTCTATTGACTGCACTATATCGTGTCGTTGAGCTTCTATCTCACTATTAAATAACGCATCTCTTTCAGCTTGAGTAGCATTATATTCTGCTGTCTGCTCTGAGATATATAATTTTCTCATAGCCTCTACTGTAGATTTATAACTAGTAAGGTCTTTAGCTTTTACTAATTCCTCTGCTATAGCTTCTTCTGTGATGTCTGCATCATTGTCTTTAAGATTCTTTACAAAAATAGCGTCTTGTGAAAGGTTTTCATAGTCTGTGTTATCTGCATCTCTGTTAGCTAGAACTGTCTGTAACCTATGATCAACTATACTATTAATGAACTCCTCAGAACTTAAATCGCTTCCACGAACTGCATTCAAAAGATTGATCTCATCCTCGTCTAAATTGAATTTTTCTTCAATACTAGGGACACTCTCTTTTACCAAAGAACTTAATATTTCATTTTGCTCGTCATTACCTAACTCCGAGAATCTTGCTGTGGTACCGTCTTCATATGTTATGATACCTCCCTGTACTCCATAGTTCGTTAAAAAGTTTTCTACTCCTGTTAACTCTGCGAAAGCTGGTGCTGGCGGTTCTGGTGCTCCATCTCCTCCTGCTGCTTCAAGTTCTGCTGCGGCTGCGGCTGCTTCATCGGCTGCTGCTCTCGCTGCTTCATCTTCTCCATCTCCTGCTCCTGGAGGTGTCCCTTCGACTAATTCACCGTCTAAGGCTCCCCCTGCATCTCCTGTTGCTACTTCGTCGTCTTCGAACAAATCATCTTCATCGATGATCGCTCCTTGCTGATACTTTTTGATTTTTGTCATCTTATTATTCTTATTTGTTATTTACATATTCTTATAATACACTATTAATTTATAAAGATATACCTGAAAGGTGATATTATTATAATTTTCTTTTATCTTGCGACCCTGTACGCATATTAAATACAAGATTACCGTTGTCTAAAATGGCGGTACAATAAAAGTGAGCTGAACCATTAGGACCTATTTTTATATCTAAATCAGTTACAAATTCCTCGTCTGTAAATTTAAAGTTAGATGTAAATCTTACTGCCTTTAATGTGTTACCATTATTCACTATTGTAACCTCATGTAAGGTCCTGTCTGTCAGAGTAGTACCCTTCCATTTATTGATTATAGGATTAGCTATAGCTGTTACATCCCATAGTTGAATTGTGTTTCTATTCTTAAAGTCTGGTGAAAAATCTGCTTCCACTACTGCGAAAACTTCTTCTCCGTCATCCACAACATTATCTTTGAATGATCGATAGTTATTTAATCCCATTGTCTTAAATCTTTAGTAATTAATTTTATTTTATAATATAGTCTCTCTATAGTTTTATTTTTTGTACTGTCATGATTGAAAGAAATACTGTTTATAGCATCTACATACGCATATAACTCTGTTGACACCATTTGTTTTTTATTAAATATGGTAACATCACCAGATACACGGGACCTCTTAGCTATTTCTAGCTGTAACATAGCTATCTCTTCGTAAGCTCTATCAACCGCAGTCCAAATGTCTTGTATTACAATCATGATTATTTACAATTAAAGTTATATCTTCCTTTTGTACAAAAAGCTCTAGCAGACTCTAAAAGAATCTGAGCGTTTTCGAACAACTCGTTCTGAAACATTATATATGCACTTGCTCTTTTAAGAGTCAACTTCTGCCAGTTTTGAAAATCTATATAATCCTGATCATCTGCAAATGCCTGCTCTACAGCCTCTTTTGTTATAGCATCTCTTATCTCATCCATAACAAGTACTTGTGAATGTAAGTACACATTATTACCCATTGCACCTAATCCAGTAGTTTCATTTAAAGTAAATAAAAGTCCTTCATAATCTGCGTTCTCTACCTGCATTACACCATCCTTTACAACAGTATCTCCTTCTCTCATTATATATAAATCACCCTCAATACTTTTAGATAAAATACCGTTATCTGAAGCCTTAAAAATAAACCCTTCGTACCCATAGAAGTTTCCTTCTGATAGTACTGCTCCTACAATAAGAGGTCTAAAGATTATTGTGGTGTATGAATACCATCCATCCATATAAACCTTACTCCCAGCTACGTTAGGAAGACTTGTTACCTGCGTAGGATAAGCCCTTCTGGATTTTACAAAGTAGGATTTCTCCCCATTTGATAGTATACCTTCAGAATAATTTAGAACATCAACAGTTCCATTATACATTTTAATATCTATAACAACATCTTCTAACTCTTCTAGATCTGGTTTTACTACAGTAGATGGATCATACTCTAGTACAGGAAGATCTCCAGGAACAAATATACCTGAGGCATCTGCTACTACAGTAGAGAATATCTTATTAGAGTAACCTAGACTCCCATTATAAGCTAAAAAAGTTTTATATGTAGAACCATTAATATTAGGAACAGAATCGAATCTAACATTTGAAGGAGATAATTTAAGAGTTCTCCTACCGTCCTCTCCATCAGTTAGCCATGCATTAAGCGATGACTTTTCTAAGTATATTTTAATAATATCCTCAGATAGGCTTCCGTTTGTATCTTTTATTGATACGCTTTTTATATCGTCCATTCTAATCTAATTAAAAATTGTTAACTTCTTTTGCATTTCCGGATCCAAATAAAAGTTGTTCCTTCTCAAGCTCAACTGTCTGTGCCTTAAGAACTACCTCCTTATCTTTTACTTCTCCGTCTTTTTTATTTTTATTCTCTATAATATCAAGCTCTCTAGTTTTCTGTTCGTTTTGGAACCCAGCTACTTTCTTATCAAGTTCTAGTCTCTCTTTGTTTGCAGCCTGAGCATTATTCTCAAGTCTAGCTATCTCTGCCTCTAGCTGTTTAATTGTAGACTCAGACTCATCCAATGCTTGCTGCATCTTCTGAATATTCATTTGCTCTTCTTTCTGCTTGGCAATAGCTTCGTCCAACATAATCTCTACTTCTGGTACAGATCTTTTATTAAGCATTTTAACCATTACCTCTGGAGGAAGTGCTCCTGCAGCTACGAATTCTTTGGCCAACCCTATGATCTTCAGTAACTTAGGGTTTTCTATCCCTGAAGAAACTACAGATACTTTATGATCAGACATAGCAAAATGACTAGGACTTACAGTAAAAGGTATCAACATTGAACCATGTCTATGGATACCTCTCTTCTCCATATTTCTATAGGCGAATTTAAAAGCATCTAAAGATTCTTGTACTGTTCTATTCAAGCAACGATCTATATCTCTAAATAATTCTAATGAAAGTACTGATACCTGATTGATACCTACTTTCACATTTTCTACTGCATCTCTTTGTTCTATAACTCCTAGCATCTGACGAGGTACACCTGATACAATATCAGCTTGAACTGTCAAGGACTCTAAGATAGCGTTAATAGCGTTAATGGAATCTCCTTTTATAGCAGCATTAAAATCACCATAGTGTTGGAATAACTGGGCCCCTTCTTCTGTAGGATCCACAAGTTCTATACCCTGCTTACGGAAAGTAATCCACTTCGTTAATCTATCCATGAACTTTTTACCTAGCGCTTTCGGTATAGCGGCAACGTTCACACGAGATCCAGATACACCTGAGTTTGCTACTGTATTATTTCTGAAGAACATCATAATATCATATAGATCCTGAAGTTCTCTCATACTATTCACCATAGACTCTACAATTCCTTTAGGAGAAACATTTATTAGTCCTTTATAAGATAGTGTAGTTTTCCATAAGGAATCTTCTTTTCTTGGCGCTTCTGCACAACGTCTTCCGCCTATATGTATCTCAGTACCAATACGATAGCACTCGTAACGATCTTCTCTGTATACATGCCCACCTTTACCGTCAGGGATTCTAGTGGAAGCTAACCACTCAACGTGATAGAAATCAACTAGATCTCCTATAAGTCCTGAAAGTGGAGCATCTGTCCAACCTGTTTTAAGGCCTACATTATCCATTTCATTTCCCTGGGCATTTTGAATCATTACATCCGGAGCTCCAAATCGTAAATCAAGATCAGATCCTAACGTGCTATAAGCAGTAAATAATTTTTCTGCCTCAGCCTTTGTGATTACATCTCCAAGTTCCTTTAATATATTATGTACAGTAACTCTTCTTCTATGAACTACTACATCTGTATTCTTAAGGTCTCTATCTTGTCTAGGTTTATTAGTGAAGATGTGCTCTGGTTTTACACACTCAATCTTAGGATCCTTCCCTTCTCCTTTATAAATGGAGCGAGAATACCCTTCACCTGTAGTAAAGTAATCTTTTGATACTTCTTTTTTGACGTTCCCCATATCTATCTCAGAGTCAGTCTCTATATGACGGATAATATTTTGGGCGGCTATCTCAAATGAAGAAACATATGATGGACCGTATTTTTTAGTTAAATTTCCTAGCCAGTCTTTTACTCCCGCTGAAGGAGTTTCGCTAGCCTCAGGAGCTTGCTGTGGATTCTTTGCAGCTGCTCTCCTGTTACTTTCTAGTTTTCTACCGAGTTCTGTCTCAAGCTCACCAAGAACCTTATCAAGTTTCTCTTGCTCTACAGCTTTAACGGTATCACTATCAGTATATGCGACACTAAAATTGGGCTCAGATAATAAACTAAGCCCAACTAGTGCATCTACACGGGGTTTTATAATGTTTGTAAATCCTAAATCAATAGGGTTTTGCATACCATAGATATCCTCTAAATACTCAAAGTCTAGCTGATCTCTCATACTAGAATAGTAATTACGAGATGTTTCGACTCCCATCTTAGCAGTAGTCAAACTAGCTATATAGAAATCTGATTGATCCTTAAAGTATTGAGGGTTAAGCTTTTCCTTATCGGTTAAAAATACTTCCCTCTTTATAGTTGTATAGCTATTAGTGTACATAAATCGTTATATTATTTCTTTTCAATATACCCAAGGATATCATTACTTAACATAATTCTATACTTAGCCTCGTCTGTAACATCTGATGTATTTAATACTATACCCACGTATGAGTCCATAATAATAGTACTTCCAATGTTTACCTCTTTATATTCCTTTCCGAACTTGTCAACCTCACCTTTAGCTAATACTATAGCTGTCTTAGTAGCTACATCATTTTTATTAAGTGCATCGTCTTCTCCCATTTCTGTGATAATACCTGACGCTGTTCTTTGTTGTTTCTTTTCTATCATTTCAACCAAAATAAAATTGATTCCTGGTTTAAATGTTTTAGGGTCGAAGGATTGATCTTTTTCCATGTCTTCTTTTGTCTTATGAATTAGTATGTCTGCTTGTGAAATGATTTTTGCGTGGCCGGTTTTTGTTGTTATATGATATCCTGAATAAATAGATACTATAATAACATCCCCTTTTTTAACTAGTGTTACATCAGCTCCTACAGCTTCAACTTGAGTTGAATACATATCACCTCTAATAACAGTGTAGCTCTCCGGCATAAATAAACCGTTAACACTTTGAGCTGGCCAGGCTTTCAAGGATACTACTATCCTATCACCTACTGGTACAACCTCATCTAAATCATTGTTGGCAGTCAGATTCTTGGCATTTGCCATACTTTTCATTTGTTCTGATCCTCCATGTCTGTACGCAATGTCAGCCTTTACCTGGCCAAGATCCATACTTTTGTTTTCATTACTCATATTTTTCTTATTGAATTATTAATCCTGTTTATATAATACTAATTAATTTTGATACTATACTCCTATTGAGTAGGATCTATCCACTTAAAAGGAGTAGATTGATTATTCTCACCTATTTCCTCCTCTGAGATAGAGTTTATTTCTTTGCTATCATTAACTGGGATAGTTCCCCAACGCTTTCTACCATTGCCGTCTCGATACATACCTATCATAGTTAACTCCCCTGATGCTGTACCTGTTGTTGATGCTGGCCTACCTAAAAAATCTTCATCAGCTAATTCAGCTAATCCGCAGGCTACCACAAAATCGTATTTTGTCCTATTTTCTCTTGAGTAATCCCTGCACTGTTCCAGCACGGGAATATACAAAATTTGGTAGTAATTATCATCAATATAGTCAGCAAATTTTTGATCTTGGTGATCAATTACTGCAGTAGTAGCAGGAGTACCTATAAGTGTACTTGCTTTCTGTCCACTTACATTAGACCCTATAGCAATTGAAGGCCTTTTTAATACTCTCCATAATTGTTTTTTCTCTCTAAAGAAGGACACTATATTTATTTTAGTGTACTCAATATTCATCTTAGCATTGAAATACATCGATAACTTCAGGACATTTTCATAATCCCAACGTACGTCATCAGAACGTTCATTATAGAAAGCTACATATATTTGACTTGTTCTAGTAAATAGTGAATTAGTCATCCTCTTCTTTATAGCTACAGCTAATTTAGATCCATCTACTAATGAATCTTTTCTACCTTGGTCAATACTATCTACTCCACCTACATAAAGATTATTCATTATCTGACCATCAGGTTCTCTATCAGGTTCTTCTACTATAATAATTTTACCCCCAGCTTTCTCTACGAACTCAACACCTAATACATTACCGTCTTTATCAAGAATGTAATTTAGTTGTCCTGTCTTCCACGGCTTCTTGGTAGCTACTTTTAATTTAGTAAGCTGCTCAGCTATTTTATCCTGGTTGAAGATATTAGTACCTGTTACAGTAAATACCTCATCTAGAGTTATTGGAAATTCCTGTAGTTCCCCAATGAATGCTATAGGGTCTGATTCTAACGCCTTTCTAGACTTAATCAGTAACAGCATAGCAAGTTCAATATTCGGTGTCCCTACGCCCTCCCAAGTACCTCCATACTTAAGATAGGCAGGAATAAATATACCTGTACCTTTTGGATTATCTGTCCATTCCATTACCTTCAATAGATTGAAACCATCTGGATTGGTAAATACATCTTCAGCATCTTTATTGTTCACAGATCCACCCGTACCTGTCATCATTACGAATGCTTTCATAATAGATCCCATGATCTTCCAAGAACCCTTAGACTGTGTTAAACAGTTTTTTAAAGAGCCTTTAGATGGGTGTGATGGGAAAGATGCGAACTCCTCAATATGTTGAAAGTGAGGACGCCTACCCCTTGTTACGTTAGGGTTATCTGCGTAAGTAATTTTTCTTATCTCGTTCTGAGAACCCCTAACTTTTTTATCATTATTAGAGTCATAGTACTCTTCACCAGCTACAATCTTTTTAGTAGAGCTAGTCATTTGTTTCTGTCTATACCCAGGGTACTCTTCTTCTATAAGCTTAATAGTGTCTTCTACTTTATCCCAAGCTTCCTCCACAATTGGATCAGAGGTAGCAGATATAATAATCTCTTGATTATCAAATATCATATAGAACCAAGCAACTACAGAGTCGGTAATAAAAGATTTACCAATACCCCTTCCACCCATTATAGAGCCGTACTTCTTTTGTTTAAATCCTTTCCATAGCAAGTCAAAAATATATCTATCTATTGTAGAATACAAAGGTCTTCCGATCTCTGACCCTTCTATAGGATTGTTATTCTTATCATACATCGGGATCTCAAAGATGAATAAAATATGCCAAAAACAAAACATAGGATTATAATACTCTGAACCTATATAGATGCCCTCACGCATAACCTTATCTATCTTCTTATAGTAAAGTTGCATATCATAACTCTGAGGATGAACATCTGGTTTATCTCTCAGCGCTGTAATAGCTTTTGGTAATGGTCTGTATACTAGATAGTCTTTAAGTCTAATTTCTTCTTCTCCTGTTCTAATTCCTTCAAGAAACTCCTTGGTCTCGGATACATCCCAATGACCATTCATTATTTTATCTCCTGTCTTAGTTAGAAAAGGAAGCTTAGTCTCACTATACCTATTATATTTTGTCTTCGCGCTAATTCTCATATCTTAGTCTTCTAGTCCTCGTTCTCTGAAACTTGTAGTACCTCCACCACGGGTACGCCCTGCTCCTTCTGATTTCATTACTGCATTAGCAAGTATTGTTTTACTCTTCATAATAGTCTCAATTTTAGCGAACGCATTAAGCATAATAGTAAGATTGGTATTAAACTTAGTTTCTCCACTACTGGTAACAGATTCCTCTATGATAGGTATATTATCGTCCAGCATTTTAGTGATTTCATCTAACTTTCTATCAATAGATTTAAGTAGCCTCTTCTCGGGTGTGCTAGTATACTTTAGAAATAATCTTTCCGCAGCTTTAAATTGATCCTCTAATTTCTTAGTCATTTTCATGGCTTTGAATGAGGGTTGTTTAAATACTGCCATCATAACATTCTCCTCTAATACAAAAGTATCAAGATCTCTAAAAGGATTCTCAGTATCAGTAGAATGCAGATAGTATATGACCTGCAGCCACTTCTCTCCATCCTTTACATTGTACAGCTCTTTAAGTTCATCGAACAAAACTATACTATTGTCAAGAACAAGTTTTCCACCTGATATAGTAAATTTAATCATCTAACTCTACTTTTTGTAGGTCTTTTGTATTAAACCTATGTTTTTGTAACTCTCCATTAGCAGTGAACCAAATACAAGTAAGGCCTAAAAGGGTTCCTTTATCTTTTTCATCTGAATCATCAGAATGTTCTCCTGGAGAATACTGTTTTACTTTCATAGTAGATTTATCTACTGATTGAACAAGCATCTGAGGCTTATTTGGTAAGTCATGCTTAATTTCTACGATATCGCCTGAGGCAAAGAATATTCTTTCTCCTCTAGGTCTTAAATTTCTTAGTGCCATATTATATTATTTTATAACCATTTTCTAGATAGTCCATATCTTTAGAACTATCATATAATTTATTCTTGTAGTGTCTGTATCGTGCATGAAGTATACCATCTTCAGATACCCATATTTTCATAGGGTGTCCCGGTACAAGTTCATATCCATCAGATGTTACTACCATCAATGTTTTACTTTTTACTTTTTTACCTGCGGCGCCCATAAGGTACCTATATATTTCCATTTGTACACTATAATGGTAGAAATTACAGTCCATAAGTTTATTAAATGGTCCATACATCATCTTAAATTTCCTGGTTCCCCAGTTAAAGAAGCTTTTCTTCTCTATAGGAGCATTTAAAAACTTCCAATCTAGTATGTGGTATTCTGAACCGTCTTTACTCTTCATAAGTAGATCGACCTGTCCGGCTATCCTTAATTTTGTAGAGTATACTAATAACTCCGTCTTTGCCAGCTTGTATCTATCAGTAAGCTCCATATATAAATCATGTACATACGGTTGTTTCTGTAAATCTGGTGCAGGCATAGGCCATTTGTTGAATAAGGCTTCTCCGTATCCATGTAGAACTGTACCTTGATCAGACGCAAAATCACCTAAGAATTCCCACGCATATACGAGTTGTTCCCAGGTGATTGGCAGTTTATGTTTCTTAACGTATTTCTTTGCTTGTGGAATAGTATCAAAATGCTCGTGCATATCTCCAATAATTCCTGTAGGTGATCTAAACATATATTTTGAATCCTCAAAAGGTTTCAACTGTCCTCCAACAATATCATCTGCGTGATAATATTTATGTCCTTCTTCAATGAACAGAACTTGCTTGTTTGGCGTAAGGTTCTGACACTCAACGTCTTTACAGTATAATTTAGGTCTCCAATCTTCTACTAACATAGTTATTGATTTTCATATTATTCTTATTTACTACTATTAATGTAGTCTTATTTTTCTACTGAATTGTAGAATAGTCCGCCTCTTCTTAATTTAGGTGAGCCATCTGCGTTGAACTTATCGGCATCTCTTCTTAGCTGTCTATCAAGTTTACGACCAGATCTTTTTTCTTGTCTTGCTTCCTTTCTCATTCCTCTTGCTTTCTTACGAGCATCTCCATTTGATAAGGTATTAGTAGGCCTGCTACTTCTTTGTAAGTCTTGTTTTGGTAACCCATTAGTAGCAAGACTTTGAATCTCATCAGCTGTTTTAGTGCTACGAGCTATTGCTGCTTTCTTTGTGTTCGGTCCCCAGACACCATCAGCTGTTACGCCAAGATCTCCTTGTAATGCTTTAAGTTTTTTAAATGCGGTGTCAGTCTTAGTCCCCCATATTCCGTCTACTCCTACTCCAAGACGTCTCTGGATTCTTCTGATCTTCTCATCAGTTTCCTTACCTGCCTTAGTACCTAAATTAATTACTCTCCTTTGCTTATTAAAAGCTGCTTGAGAAACCGGTCCCCATTTACCATCAACTGGTACTTTTAATTGCGCCTGTAATGCCTCAATAGAAGCCTTATCTTTTGCCCCTGCTAATTTGGCATCTAAAGCATCTAATAACTCTTCATTAGTTACAGTAGATGTTGCTGGTGCTACTACAGTGTCTACAGGTGTTACAGGTGTTTTAGGAGCTACTGTACCATCAGGATTCACTACTGTTTGTGGTGGGCCTGTTTGACCTGGGTTTATGTTACTAATAGGATCTCCTCCTGGAAATATTTTCTTTAATAACTCAGGGTCATCAGTCATCTGACTATTTGGGTTAGGATTATTCTGTCTATATGCTGCATTTAACAGATCTTTATCTGCTTGAGGAATAGTTTGTCCGGATGCCAGGTTTTTCTGTATCCTAACTAACTCCATTCTTCTTTTTTCAGGGTGCATATATGCTAGTCTAGTTTCAGCATCAGGTCCTCCTACCGGTTTAGGACCATAAGTAAGCCCTGATCTAGAAGTACTTCCTGTAATAGTTGATACTGGTGTTGTAAATCCTTCTTCACCAGGTCCTGGCCCATATGTTAATGGCGAAACGCCTGTACTACCTGTGATAGGAAGTACACCTGCTGTCTGGAACTTTCTTTTAGCTCCCTTATGGTTTTTATAGTAATTCATTTTTTCGAAATTAATTAATTAATCTTTGTGTACTATATTATTATACACTATTTAATAATAAAAAGACTTCTGAATCAAATTCTATAGTCTCTATCGTAACTTTTCTAAGTCTTGATATATCACGTTTATTTTCTGCTATTAAGCCCTCCTTGGCCTTGTGAGCAATACATACCATATAGTTATCTCTAATATCTTCGTAGACTTTATCTGATACAGATGCCCTTCTACCTATAAGCATAACATCATGTTTATTCTCAGAAATTAATATATCTCCGGCTTTTTTAATATACCCTAACATCTTAAGTAACTCCAACCCTATAAAATAATACCCGAAAGTGCTCTGAGCAAGTTCCCATTCTACAGTAGAGTCATTTAATCTTATACAATTATCTTCTATAAGTTGCTTAGTCATTGTATGCACAGTAATATAAGGAAGGAATTTCCCTTTATCTACAGTAGCTATGAAAGCATCAAACTTTCCTCCAGGTCTGAACCATTCAGTGGCTCCATTCATTTTATATTCTTCATTAAACATACGATTTTCTGCGTATTCTTTATGAAGTTGATCCTCTACATCCTTCCTAACTAGTGCAATAGGAAGTACCTTACCCTTTCTACATAAAGATTTAAATCTTGCATGAGGATCGGCAGTCTTTCCAATTTTATAAATGTTTCGTTTGATATCTTTTAAGACATAGGTATAGACTAGTTTTTTCTCGTGGGAAGGGTAAGTTTTCTTTTTACGTCTGGGGACTATCTCCTTTTTCGCTACTGGGGCTTTCTTCTTCTTAGGTTTCTTCTTAGTATATTTTTTCTCGCTATGTTTTTTTATTGTTTTCACTGTTGCCATTTTGTAACATCATTATCTTCTTTAATAATCTGTTTACTTCAGACTTAAGCCTAGTGATCTCCTCTGTGTCGTCCTCATTAAAAGTAGGAAAGTTAGCTTCATAAAAAGCTATTGTTTCCCTAAGTTGTCTATGCTCCAGCATTAATTTCTCTTCAGAATCTAACATGATTCCAGCAACATCCAATATTTGTATAGAGCTTTCGGTGGGGTGATCTAATATATAACCTCTTGAAAGTAAGTCAGTTAAGACATCATTTATCTTTCTCCTGGGTACTCCAGTCTCTTTTACCAAAGCTGTTACATTTCGTATATTAGTAATTCTAGGTTCTCCAAGCATAACAACCTTTACAATAAAAGCCTTTACTGCATGAGATAAATCTTCCCTAGTAATAAATGAGTATGTTATGATCTGATACTTTACATGAAGCTTTACAATATTAGATATGTAAGAAGTTCCTACACTATGTTTATATGTTGAGGTGATAAATCCTTTCTCCTCAAGTTCTTTTAGACATCTCTTTATAGTATTTTTACTTACATGTAAGCTACTACAAAAATCTTCAAGTCTAATAACTCTTCTAATATTCTTTATTTTAAACTTCGAATCAAGGAACTGATCAATATCTATAAAGGCCAATACTAATAAACTCTTAGCATCTATATCATCTATATTGAACGGTACTCTCGAGTGTTTTCCAAAAGCGGTATTTTCTTTACCTCTATGGGTATCAATCGTAATTTTATTTGGTCTTTTTACTTTACTGTTCATAATTACACAATTAGTATTATAAAGATACTAAAAATAAATTGATTTATGTTGCTAGTTTAAAATAAAGTGTTATATTTGTAGCATGATTAAAGTATTACGCCATATCGAATTACTGGAGCAACCGTTACAATGTAATGGAAGGAACCCTGTATTCGGTGTCGACGGTCTTTAATCTACCCTCGGTGTAACACATACAAGAGTCCTTCTAAGAAATTAGAGGGATTTTTTAGTTTATACCAATAAATATAGTAGCTAGGGCAGATGGAAGAACCCGCTTGCTTTGGGAGCAAGAAATGCGCCGGTTCGATTCCGGCCTACTATACTGGGAAGGAAATGTTTGCAGCTTTGAACCCCTATCAAAAAATAAAAGCTGTATTTGACGCGGTCGTCTAGTGGACAGGACCTTGGGTTTTCATCCCAAAAACCGGAGTTCGACTCTCCGTCGCGTTACGTTGGTGACTGTTACTAATTTATAGAACTCCTGTAGGGATCTGGAAGCGTAGAATTAGAAATTGGGTTGTAGTGTAATGGTAAGGCACATCTGGTTTTGATCCAGGCAGACAGGGTTCGATTCCCGCAGCCCATCTGTGTATGATGCCGAAGTGGTCGAGGCCCCAGCTTGTGGTGCTGGCCTAAGGGAGTTCGAGTCTCCTCATACACCCCAATACTACAGCAGGGGTTAATTTGCTGTAGATACGCTCCTGTGGCGAAACTGGATAATACGCGCTAGATTTAGGATCTAGTTCTTTTAATAGAGTGTGGGTTCGAGTCCCGTCAGGAGTACAATAGATGAGAAGAAGGCAGCGTGGGAATTAATTAACCCTGAGTTTTCGGGTATAATCAGGCGTCCGAATATTCTCATCGGCGCATAATGCCTTAGTGATGGAACTGGTAGACATAGCAGACTTAAAATCTGTGGGCCTGTAAAGGTCGTGAGGGTTCGACTCCCTTCTTCGGTACAAATATATCCTGGTAGTTTAGGGGAAAAACCCTGGTTTACGGCACCAGAAACGAGAGTTCGAATCTCTCCCGGGATTCAATTATTTTTTGTATATTTGTTCTATGAGTAAACTTAATGAAATAATCAACGGTTGGGGAAATGCTCTTAAGGGAACATTTAACCTTCTTCCTGAGTCAACTAAGAAGATGGCGGAGAAGAGAATTATTATCTGTAATGTATGCCCAGTAAGGTTTCATTTAATATGTAATCCAATGGCGTCAGGCAGAAACGTAAAGACAGGAGAAATTGTTAGAGGATGTGGATGTGTATTATCGGCTAAAATACTATCTACAGATGAAAACACTAAATGCCCACTAGGAAAATGGTAAGAATAACAAATGAATTAATGACTTTAGATGAGCTTCAAGAAGCCGGATATCTTAAAGGATTAGAGACAGGTGATATGATAATATGCAAAAAAAGTGACTTCCTTGAGGTCTATAGTCATATAGAACCAAGTACCTTTGCGGGCATAGCCAGCTTCAGTAATCTTAGGTTTGCAGTCATATTTGTAGAGGCTATGGAAAATATTTTTAAAAAAGATTTAAAAAATGTTGCCAGTCTTAATTAATAGGTATATATTTGTCACTTAATATAAAGATAAAACATTTTCAGTGAATTCAGTAATGGACATAGCGACGATAGTAAGAGTAGGCGGGATTGATAAGATCTCTTCTGGAGGAACCGTTGCAGGCTGATGTGAACAGACATAACAGTATACAAGGAATCCTTCTAAGAAATTAGAGGGATTTTTTTTTGGGGTTTTAGCTCAGATGGTAGAGCGGTGCTTTTGCAAGGCATAGGTCACGAGTTCGAATCTCGTATTCTCCACAATAATAAATGATTAGAAGAATGTATTTAAGTAAGAAGAAATATAAGAAGTAACTAACCCTTAGTGATGAGGGCATATTCCCTCGTAGCTTAATGGTAAAGCTTCTGACTTTTAATCAGATGACCGCCAGATCGGTACTGGCCGGGGGAACGAAATTTGACATATTGGTTGATAAAGTAAATTGGAATATAGCTCAGATGGTAGAGCACTCGCCTGATACGTGAGCGGTCATAGGTTCAAATCCTATTATTCCAACAAGGAAGTTAACTCTATATAGAGACAGGTTAAGGGAGAATAGCCCCACATGTAGGTGAGGCCGCTATGGTGTGGCACCTGCCTTCCAAGCAGGAGTTGGCGAGTTCGAATCTCGTTACCTACACAAATATCGCGATGTAGCTCAGGGGTGGAGCAGTTGGTTCATATCCTCCAGGTCGTGGGTTCAAATCCCACCATCGCAACAAAATATATCGCGAGATAGAGCAGATGGCCAGCTCGGGTGGCTCATAATCATCAGGTCGGGGGTTCGAATCCCTCTCTCGCTACAATAATTAAGACGTGCTCAGCGGCTTTTCCCCAGAGAGGGTTTTAGATAGGGCACAAACGGTGTCGCAGCATACATGGGAGCATGACGTCTGCCTGTCACGCAGAAGATTGCGGGTTCGAGTCCCGTCGTCACCGCAAAAAAAATCGTCTTGGGTCATTTAATATGATTTAATATATGAAAGTATAAGTGGGTTAAGCGATATCCCACAACCTTCCGGAATAGCTCAGTGGTAGAGCAGCTGCCTTGTAAGCAGCAGGTCGTCGGTTCGAACCCGACTTGCGGATCAAATAGTACTTAATACACCTCTCGTGAAGTCTTGAAGTGTCCCAGATTAAGTCTTTTACGAGGTTGTCTACTACATAACGAGACGTATATTCGACATGTACTGTCTGGAAGGTCAGACTAGATAGCCTCACTTGCAGCGGTAGCTCAGTGGAAGTAGCGCTTCTTTTACATGGAAGATGTCGTAGGTTCGATCCCTACTCGCTGTACTAAGGGTTTTGCAGTTTCCCCGGCTTAGCTATAAACTGCGTCAAGGGCTTGTAGCTCAGCGGAAGAGCACGGGTTTTCTAAACCTGCGGTCGACAGTTCGAATCTGTTCTCGCCCTCATATCGTCCCGTAGCTCAGGGGTAGAGCGCCCGCCTCATAAGTGGATGGTCGAGAGTTCAAATCTCTCCGGGACAACAATATCAATTGCATTATTTCTAGCATTATTAACATAAATTTACTATCTTAGCCTAATGCTAATATAAAATAGGCAAAGATATGAATATAGAAATAGTAACAAGCGAAGATCTTCAGGAGTTTAAAAAAGAGATTATAGCTTCGATTAGAGACTTAATCAGTGTACAACCAGTAACAGCAAAGACAGAAAAGGATAGATGGATGCGTTCAGCAGAAGTTAGGAAACTTTTTGGTATCTCAGCCGGAACTCTACAGAATATGAGACTTAATGGCAGTCTTCCTTTCTCTAAAATAGGTACTACAATACTTTACGACCGAACTAAAATTCTAAATACTCTAGAAGCAAACTCTTCACACAAAACACAACCATGAAAATAATAATCGACACAGCAGCTAAAACAGTATCTATGGATAATTCTGTAAATATTGTAGAACTACTAGATACACTTAAATCTCTGTTACCTAATGATTTATGGAAAGAGTATAAAATAATTCCGCCAGAGTACTCATACCCAGTTAATTATCCTTTTACCATAGGAAATCCATACCTGCCATATGTTCCATATGCACCTATTGAGCCATACTACTATGGAGGGACTGATCCCTACTTTGGGGAACCTACAATAACTAGCCCAACAGTACTTAACCCATATTTTACTATAACAACAACAGATAATTAATTAATTAGTTGTATATTTACAAAAATATTTTATTATGATAAATTTTATAGAAGGATTACTCTTAGGACTAGCAATAGGTGGAGTTGTAGCAATATTTGTCTACAGAAATAACAAGAAGAAAATAGATAAAGTCGCTGATAAAGTTGATAATATCGTAGAAGCTGTGAAAAAATAATTTGTTTATTTAATAAATAGTTGTATATTTACAGGATGAAAGCAATAGTATGTTCATATAGTAATTATAATTTCTGGTCGATTCGTTCGGGCGGGACTTCTACTGTATGACATATTTAACAATATAAATTTGTCTCTAAAGAAGGTCTTGCAGAAATGTAAGACTTTTTTTTGTTTAAAAGAATAATGGGTTGCCTCAGGTTGGGGCCGGGACTGTAAATAGTTCTTTGATAGTTCGGTAGAATTGATTATCTTTACATTATGAAAGATTGTAAAGAGTGTGGTAAGTCTTTAGAAGGTAAGCCAAAAAGTCAAAAGTTTTGTAGCAGATCTTGTGGGGTTATATATAATAATAAGACAAGAGTAGTTACAGACGAGACTAAAGAAAAGCTTAGAGCTTCGGCTATAAAGCATAGTATTGGAAAACATAAAGCTAGTATCCTAAGTATCTGGGAGTTAAGTAGTCGTACAGTACAAAAAATTATCAAAAGGTTAGGGTTAGGGTGCTCTAGTTGTGGTTGGGATAAAGGTAGTTGTGATATTCATCATATAGAAGGAAGGAAGATTACTGATCCACATAATCATAAAAATCTAACTTTACTATGTCCTAACTGTCATCGGTTAGTTCATGAGGATAAAATAAAGAAGGAAGATCTTAAAACATTCGAAGAAATATTACCTGATAACTGGATGGATAGTTATTATGGATAAACTGGGGCCGTATGCAAATTGGTTGAAGCGAGCAGACTGTAAATCTGTACCGAAAGGCGTTGGAGGTTCGAATCCTTTCGTCCCCACAAAAGTATAGCTATAAGGATAAAAAATCCCAAATTAGTATACATATATGTCCTCTTATGCATAGAAAAGCGTAAAAAGTAAACATATATGTATACAAAACTCGAAAAAAGTAAACGTATATGTATACAAATAGAAGGTGAAGCAGCTACAGTGGAGTGGCGGGCAGTCTTGAAAACTGTAGGGCATTAGGTTGTCTGGGGGTCGGGTCCTCTTCCTTCTACAATAAATAGAGAGTGAACTCACCAGGGTGGGCACTGCTTGCTAAGCAGATGAGTCGGAAACGGCGGGGGATCAGGGCCTCTTCTCTCTACAATTATGTCTTGGTAGCTCAGTGGTAGAGCAGGGTGCTGTTAACACTCAGGTCGTTGGTTCGAAACCAACCCTTGACTCAATATAATGTGCTGGTGTCCGAGTGGCCCAAGGTAGAAGGTTGCAACCCTGAAGATCGTGAGTTCGAATCTCACCCGGCATTCTTAGTTTAGTAAACGGCAAAAAACTATAATAAGGTCTAGTCTTATTTTAGTAAATGCTGAAAAACTATAATAAGCTTCAGGGACCGTCTGGGAATGGTAGCAGCTTCCAAACCTGTTAGTTGTGGGTTCGAATCCTACCTGTCGCGCTAGTAAATGCCATCATTAAGTGCCATATGTTGCACTAATGTTAGTATTTCTATACCTAATCGGGTATAATCCGATTAATAGTGCAGTATATTACACCTTTACGGGTATAAAATCATATGTAATTGCATATAGCGAAAACGTATTTAAAGGGCTGCAGAGATTTACTGTATGCAAAAACATATAATGGGGCAATGGCTGAGGTGGTCAAAGCGGCGGACTGAAAATCCGTAGATTCTGGTTCGACTCCAGGTTGTCCCACAAAAAAGCCACTAACTTAATAGTGGCCTAGTGTCCAACGATAGGTAGCGAATCAGCCCGCTGGCGCAAATTTCTTTCCTTAAAGGTAGTAAATTTAATTGATAATCACTATATTTATAGTATGAAAACTTACAGAAAAATAAAGGGGTTAAAAAAGATTATAGAAGATACTGCAAACAACCATTCAGGACTTACACCAGTATTCCTGATGAATGAAAGAGCAGAGAAAGAATTCACTAAAGCATTAAGGGGAGCCAATTATTTTAAGGGTAAAAAGAAGTAACTAAGAAGAGCCTAGCATTAATTTGTTAGGCTTTTTTTCTGCAATAATTGACACTCAAACCTGCATCTTTTGATACTCAGCTCTTTATAACTACTTGATACTCAGTATACTTACAATGACCCTACAAGGACTGTAACTACTTTTCCCAAAGCATACCTAATAATACCTACTTTTCACCAACAATACCTACTTTTCACCAATCAGAAGTAGATGCTATAAAACCTGCATCTTTTGATACTCAAAGCTGCACTTTTTGACCCTCAAATCTTCATAACTCTCTGAGCCCTAGTTTCCCACAAGCCTCTAACAATAACAAGGGACAACCTCGTCGTGGCGAGCGTCTGTTCTGGGGGGAACAACTCGGCTGTGCCATGCATCCTCCCATTCTTGGTATCCCAAAAATTTCCCTCCTTCATTGAAGAAATTCATACTTATATCTGTTCACTTAGCTCTAAATATAGTATTATAATAATACATTGTATAATATATAAGACTTTCCTATGAAACCATTAATGAAAATAACTAAGATACCTGCAGCAGGAGACACAAGAATGAAACCTAAAGCAGCCCCTATTAGTATAGCAGAAAAAGGAGCTAAGTTAGAACTAAAGACTCCTATCATGAAGAAGAGAGTAAAGAAGATCGCTAAAGGTGGAGTAGGAGACTGTGGATGTGGAGGAGGAAAGATGAAGTACCAAGCAGGTGGACCAATACCTCCATCACCTCTCAAACCAGCTTCACCAGGAATTCCGTCACCCGGAAATATACAACAACAATCCCTGGACAGTTTGCGTGTGAATAAGCTTCAGCTACCAAACACTGCTGATACTACACCTTCCGCGCCAACCTATAACGCCAAACCTCCAACAGCTATATCAGCAGCATCATTTAGTAAAGGTAATATACCTGGAACTGTACCTACAGTAGCTGGATCATTAGCTAAAATGATGCGTAAGAATGCATGGAAAGCCAGGTCACAACAAGCACAATCAAAATATACACAACAACTAGGAGCATTTGCTAAACCTAAATAAACTCTATAATGCCAGAATCTATACTAAAAAAACTCTACCATACAACAGAGAAGAGAGGCGATTTTAATAAAGTCGTTAACTTCCTAGGAACTATGGCAGAAGTAGAATCCTTTAAAGGTAAAAAGAAGTACAATAAGAAATCTTCAGCTTCAGGTATATTTCATTTCTTAATAGGAAATGGAGGAGGATATAACAAACGAGGACAGAAAGTTAAGGGAGGTAGATATGATGCTGCCGGTAATAACGCTACATCTTCGTTTCAAACAGCTCAAAATAGACTTAGAAATATGATGAAGGACGATAACTACTCTGAAGGCATAGTTGCTCAAGGACTACAGTCGCCGTTGCTAAAAATTTTAAAAGCAAATAATCCAGACGAGCTATCTGAAGAGGAACAAGCTGTACTAGCATATGCTAATCTAAAGATGAAAGGTAACAAGTTCGGAGAATTTCTTGATGGTACTATATCAGATCAACAACTATACGCAGACGAATGGGTAACTAAAAGTACGACTCACTCTCCTGATAGTATAGCAGAGAACTGGGCTAACGCTAATATACGTGGTAAAGGAAAGGATCATTTCAAATATTTCGGCCTACCGCAATCAGAAACGCCGGCTTCGCCTTCTAGTAAGGGAGAAGGTTTCTCACTTAGACCACAGACCATGATGACAAGTAAAGGACTAGTCTCACTAAACCCGGCAGAATACCCTTTTCAACCTGACGATGGCCTTTATACTATTAATGGTGAAAGACTTTACGAGGAAGGAGGTGTTTTGAGATCTCCCTCTAGTACCGCCAGCGAGGCACTAAACAATATACGAATACGCAACAAGCTTATATAACACAATGATCTGTCCCTACCTCTTGATATCGACTTATAGTAGAACAATAAAAAACCAGGAGCGTAGGGCTTTTTGTAACCAGGCCACACTCACTCGTACACTAACCCCGGACACCTACCTATTAACCCCCCACCCTTTTCTTAAGACAGTTCGAATGCGTACAGAATTTAGGGGTAGGGTCTTTTTTCACACCTCTTATTTTTTATAGCTGACCACTATACTGGTCTTTTCTTAACAGAAGTATTCATTTAACTACTTTCTGCTCACTTTGTACCATTATAAAGTTCATTCTATAACATTTATGAACTCCATTAACACTTATCCTGATTGATATATGTGACCTTGTATATAGGACACTAGGTTATTACTGCTTAATATTTGTTAGAGCTATTGTATGCAAAATTTACGAGTTTTAAGCGCGCAGTGAACCACATAGCATGGAACCCCCCGCCCAAACGGCTAGGGAAAATGAAATCCTCACAAAAAGTTGGGTAGGCAAACTTATTTCAAAAGCGAATCATATGGTAGAGGGTGGGTAGTATATAAAATAAACCTTTGCTGATACCCAACACTATACTACCACATGATAGGGGGTGTAGGGTCATTGAAGAGTAGATAGTATCATACCATAGTATCATATGATAGTATCAAGGGGTGGTAGGGTGTAGTAGTTATGGTTCAAGCTTCTCCTTGTCCTCTTATATCATTATGTAGATAGTATGTATCTTTGAGCAGGCTCGTCGTCTAATTAAACCTTATGGTAAGGGAAACATAACCATCAATGAATACTCATTGGTACATACTAAATACTAATCAATAGCTTAAGTGGATACATATTGTAGACATACGGCTTAAATGAATTTCAGCGTAATTATGAGAACATCTAAATTTGAATTAGTAAGAAAGGACATCGAAGTAAACCCTGTATCAGGCGTTAAAGTACACTTCACACTTGAAGATGCAAGAAGACTATTAGGTATAACATCTAAAAGTGAGCAGGCATTGAAAAATCGTATCGAAAGATTTACTGAAGAACAACATAAACAAGCACACGATGAATGTGACTTGATGAGTATTGCTCACAGACAAGTAGATGAAGAGTGTCGTACCTTTCTTAGAACTCTTGCTAAAAAGATATTAAACATTGATAAGATTGAACCAACCACTATGGAAGAGTTCAGTAAAACTATGTTTGAATAGCAAGTATTCACACTATCACAGCCGAGGCTAACCACTTCGGCTTTAAACTTATTTATTAATTATCATTAACAACAACAATTTATTATGAAAACATTATTGAAAGTATTATTATTCGTTAGTTACATTACTATTTTATTTGCATTGTTAAACCTATGGTTATTAGCCTTTGAGCAATCAGAGACAGTAGGAGACAAGATTAACATATTCACTAAAGTATTATTCTTTGGTATTATGTTATATCTATTTGCAAATATGATTAGACAATGGTTCTTGAAGAAGATTATGGAAGAAGAGTATCAAATATTAGTAGAACACTATAGATTTGAAATGGCTCGTCAATCTATGACAGGATTTATAAACTCATTAGTAACAGATGACTCTTGTGATGACTTGAGAGCTGATATTGAGAAGTTTATGAAAGAACAAGAACAAGTAAACAAAAAGTCTAACAAGAAAAACAAGAAGTAATGAAAAAGCTAAACAAAACACATATATTCCTATCATTCGTGGTAGGAGTATTATGTATGTTTATTATCAATGCGATAGTATTCACACCTGTTGGGTCATACTCTCAAGCTATGAGTATACTTGGCGATAACGGAACAACTTTCACAAAGGACGGAGAGTTGACATATACTTCAGACTCAGCACAACTTACCTACTATGAACTTAAGGCATTGGGTAAATTGGCTGAAGTGTATGATTTTATTAGCATCACTAATTATGAGAGTATCGACAAAGAGATACAATTGTATGAATGTGAGAATCAAATTATGCCCACATCACAGGGCTCACACTAAACTATTATTATTAGGAGGGATATGTAACAGTATCCTTCCTTTTTTTTAACTATTAAATAACAATAAAGTATGTCTAAACTACCTACAAAGAGAAACTTTAGAACTTCAACCACTTTAAGAATGGTATCAGATGATAACGAGTTTATGTTCAAGCAAGCTAGTCATCAAATAGATACATTTTTAATAGAGGTAAGTTCACATTACTTAGGCAATCTAAATATTAAGCTTGTAGAATGTGATAACGAAGAACAAGGGCCTATCATTGAAATGAATATTGAACCTGAACAAATAGAAATGTTACACGCCTATTTAGGTATATTATTAAAGAATGAAGTAAAACAGGAGGATTAGCAACCCTCTTATTTTATTTCCACCGCCCTGAAAGCCCGGCACCCCAGCCTTGAGCAACGGAGTAAGGAGGAAATATCATATCGGGTAAAGCTTCTCTTTGTCCTTTAATGTACTTATGAAGACAACTGTTATAACTATCAGCGAAGATGTTATTAATTCTGTTGTAAGACCTGTTTCAATGTTCCTAAACGACATTGAAGAGGGTGTTGAATTTACACACGTGCTTATGCAAAAAAGCACAGAGTATTCATTGGACGACGATAAGTTCCCAATATTTACTTTTGCCTCTTCAAAGGGCGGTGTATATAAATTCACAATGTACGACTTAAAGCGATTTAAGTTCGATACTAAAATGTTTATGAATCACTTCTTACCTGAAAATGGTGTGAAAGCGACATTGACATTAGCCTTTAAAGTCTTAAAGTGTGAGCCGACTCTAATCAAGGACACCGAGAACAAAATGTATCCACCATTCTGTTACGAGGGATTTGAGGAATTTTCTAAAGTATCTAAAGCGATACGTGAGAAAAATGCCGAGAGTAAAGCTAACGACGAGCCTGCGACTGCACGTATTCCTCAAGAGGAGTATACTGCATTATTTGCTTCTGAAATCAAAGACGGTTTCGAAGACAAATTTTATCGTACGCTTACAGTCGATAAGCCACTTATTACATACCCAAAAGGTAAGTAATCAATAATTATTAATAACATCTTCGCGAAGAGCGAGCCCCGAAGTACAGTACGGGCTTGCTTTTTTTTTAGATAGTCAGTTGTATTCATATTAAATTGTAACCATTAATACCATATAGATATGAAAACATTAAATGTAATCAGAACAACGGCTAATGAACTTGCTACTAATTGGGGAGTACCTATTGGTATAGTTAATAGCTTAGAGCATTTATACATTCGTTGTAATGCTAAGGGAATCGTTAATTGGGACGTTGCCCCTATGTATAAACATTCAGAACTTATCAAAAGAGGTTCTTATAATGTATTAGATAGAAAGGATTAGCACCCTTTTTATTTCTTGCCGCCCACCCCCGGCACCCACCCATCACCCAGAACAACGCGAGCAACTGAACGTGATTATAATGGTAGCAGAGTTGCTAAAGCTTCCCCTTGTCCATATATTTCTTTGTCGCTCCCGCGTGTAGGAGTGCCATAATGGCCAACAACTGGTTCATTAAATGTAGTTACACGCTTCTATTAATCTATTTATTAATTATTAATTAAATTTAAAAAGCTTATGGCTAATTTAAAGGTTGCCGAAATTAAAATCGGTATTGACGTATTGAATGCTCTTGCACCAAAGAGAGGAATGTTAAACGCGAAAGAGTCTGATTTAAAAGACCAAGTATTCGTATTGCATTCTATGGTTACCAATGATCCTGACAAGTCTACTGATTTGAAAGCAGTTGGTGAAGACAACACATTTGTTAAAGCGAAATATGTAAACAAAGAAAACTCTAAAGCATTTTTAGTGCCTATTAGATCTTTGTTGAATATGGATGTTGCTACTATTGACTCGGATAACACTGAGTTCACTGCAGAAACTCCAACTATGCGCGTTCACGAATGGTTGATCAACTCTATTGAGGACAAGAAAGATGTGAACTTACCAGGTGAGTTTAAAGTTGTTAACGTTGAAAACAGAAAGCAAGAAGGGACAGATAATGTTATGTATCCTCCTTATTGTTATGCTGCTTACAATGAAAGAGTGAAAGAATTAAGAGCTGATCCTGAATGGGATGGTACTTTAGATTCTATTTACAATGACTTTGAATTTATGACTGGATTGTACGCAGGAGAGTTAGAGAAACGCTTCGAGACAGCGGAACCTAACAAAAACATTACAATCAAGATATAAGGCTTCAAACACCATATACTTGTAGTATCTACTCTTACTTCTGACCCAGTGTTAGGAGTAAGGGTTACTTTTGTGTCACATTTCAACAATACAATCAACAATTAATACTTATTATTACCCATCATCCATAGATTATTAGAATAGAACAACTGAATTTCAACAAGAGATTGCGAAAATTTAATACCGATGTACTGAGTATTAAAGAGAGTAAGAATCAAGCTAGTTGAATGAAGAAGTTGTAAAAGAGATGAATTAAATCATAAAAAATACCCGATGAGAGTATAAACAAGGACAATTAGTTGAAGACGTGAAGATAGTAGCGATCATCCTAATATAACCTCCTTAAGTAATACTCCCATTAAATAATACATAAAAAGACTCATTACGCTGAGTAATTTCAATAGTAAAGCACCCATTAATAATACGTTGTCTTCATAACCTACGAATAATTAATAAAGCTCTTCGATAAACAGCCTTAATACACTACACATTTCCTCAGCGCGAACAGCAATGATCCAGGAAACAAAGACAGTTATTAAGACCCTGAATATCTGATAGTGGGTGCATACTTTGAATACGAAGGTAACTGAGCCTGGCAAGAACTCGAGACATAAAATACGAAGAAGTACGGTGAAGACAGTAACCGGAACAGTACTATTTACTCTTGCAGCTCCCGCTGGTTAATACATAATACAATAACACCAATTTTGATAGGCTATTTGTTTGTCGATCTTTTTCATAGGCCCTAACCTCCTGAAGTATAGTAAGGAGGAACTAGGGTTATTAAATAAAACATAAATGCCTGATAATACTTATACTCTGCTTAACGACGAGATACTAAGAAATGTTTCATTTTGGTTAATAAACTATCAGGCATTTTTTTAATAAACAACAGCCCTAAAACTATTGGTATGACAACATTACTATTTAAAGATAAGTTAGCTAAATTGTGTAAAGCTAGAAAGAAACAGCCACTACATATAATAGCAGGACTAAAATTCATTCAATCAATACTATTATTGATAGATGCTACTGATAAATGTGACCCTCATACTAGATCAACATTAGATCATCTTATAGAGTTTAGGTCAATGAAAGCAACTGAAGAGAACCAAGGTACATATAATAAACTATACTTATTTGCTCAGTTAGTTAGAACATGTTCACATTTTTCGAATCATTACACTAAAGAACAACGATCAGATATCATGACTAGTTATCTTCCTCAACATGCATTAATACAAGTTGAAAGAATGATTGAAAAGTATGAAGATGAATATCATAGAGTTAAATAAACAACAACAATAAATAAACCATAATATGTCAAGACTTAGAATAACAATACCTTATCCAAAAGGTAAGGTATCCGATAAAGGATTAGAAGTTTTATTATCACTTGAATCAATCAGACAACATATGTTTGATATATTTACTAAATATGCAGAAGACAGT